ATGGGCCACGCACTGAAAAAACCTGATCGCATTTACATTCCCCCGCGCGACAAGTCTCGCGGCGAGGCAGTGGCGCGTCCGGCTGAAGGTGAGTACCAGGTCCAGCTTGAGAAGGCTTTCTGCATGGCTTTCCAGCGTTATGAGAAAGCGCTTGAGGAGCTGGCCAAGGTATAAGCCATGGCCGAGAAGGATCTCTCCCAGTACGGTGAAATCTGCGAAGGCATTCGCTACCTCACCGTTGACGCGCTTATCTTCATCAACCAGCAACTGATCAGGCTTCAGACTCCGGACGAAATGGTCGGAGTCTTGAAGCCCAATGAGCTGTCTTCCTCGCAGCAGCGCCCGGCACAGATTCGTTTCTACGAACAGACGAACGACATGTACCGGCTAGCAGCCACGCTGATGGAAAGCATCGTGCGGAACCATCCGTTTGCCAACGCCAACAAGCGCACGGCAGCAGCCGCCGGTTTCCTTTTCTTGTTGATGAATGGCTACGAGTTGACCGCCCCAGGCCACGAACTGGTAACAATTGTCCTTGGCCTAGCCAATGGCGAATACAGTTGTGACGAATTGGAAAGCTGGCTTGCACACTGGGGCCGAGACTTCGACACTCGCAACCTGAACGCGCCTGATGCCTGGCTGGATATGTTCGCCAAAGCATTCCAGATAGCCTGATCTCTCCTTTTATGCCTGCTCCGTAACTCCTTCAGAACAACCCACCCAGCGCTGCCACCCGGGGAAAGAGCCAAGGCCAGGAAGCAAACCCGTCCGCTGAGCATCGATGACGACGCCCATATGGCGGCGAAGATCGCCGAGAACTCGAAACCTACCAAATAACTGCCCAGCCAAGGAGCGGCCATGGCCTTCGAAATCGCCTATCTCGACTATGACGAACTGGTCACGTTCAAGACCGACTTCCTGCACTTAGCATCTGACCGAATTCTCACCAGCAACAACGGCGAAATGATGCCGCATCTCGTGCTCAGAGCGATTGACCTGGACACTGGAGAGATTATCAACGATCTACTCAAGAGAATGCAGGGAGAGCCGGAGGCCCAAGGCATCTATTGGTGGCTTCGCTGCCTAACCATCTACCCAGCCCTTCTATGCCTCAAGCAAATTGCATGCACCTACAGAGGAGGCAAGAAGGCCAGGCACTTCGCTGGAGCCGCAAAATTCGCCGCCAGCATGCGTTGCTCGCCCTACACCGAAGATGAGCTTAAAGAGCACATGATCGGGGCGTGGAAGTGCTACACAGAACGCTATCCAATAATCCACCAGCTTATTCCGGCCAATCAATTAGCAGCGTTCACCGATGGCGCCTGGACGACACTGAATCGGGGCGAAGTCTCAATAGCAGGACAAGATGAAGAGTCGGTAAGAATGCTCCGACTCTTCAAACTGCTCCCCTGAGCCGCTCCTTCACTTCGGACGTTGGGCGTCCTGGCGCTGGATGCACCCCAGCACCTGGTTGGCGCAGCTCAGCAGCGCGGCCTCGGTGTCATCCAGGGCCTGCCGCCACTGATCGTTCACCAGCACCGCCGGCCGTGCCGGTAGGACGCACGGCACCAGCGGGCAGAACTGTCGGCCCGCGGTAGGCGCCTGGGTCGGTGGTCTCGGGCCGTTCGTACAGCCGGCCAAGGCCAGCAGGCACAAGCCCGCGCAGATACTCATCGACAGCCTGGTCATTGCGGCGTAACTCCTCAAGGGCCGTGCCCTGGACCCTGGCATTGGTGGAAACGGCCTGAGCCAGCGCTCGCATGCGCTGGTCGATCTCGGTGATCTGACCGATCTGGCGCTGCTGCTCAGCCAGCACGCCGGCCTGCAGGCTGACCAGTTGCTGGGCCTCACCGGCGGCCTTTTCCGCAGCATCAGCGCGCTGGGTCTGGAGATCGATGCGCGGGGCCAGCCCCCACCAGACGAGCCCGGAGCCTAACGCGATCAGCAGGACAGCGGCGCAGGCCTGCAACCAGGCCTTGGATAGAAGCGCTCCCATAGCTCCCCCTACGGCACGTCGCGGAAGAAAATGTGCCGGCCGATCTTCACTGTGCGCCTGGCCAACGCAGCCCAGGCCGGCGGCTTCGACATGCTGGTGGAGTAGTAATGGGTAGCGCCGCCGGTGGGATCCGGCTGCTTGCCCGCCAGCACCACCAGCGCCGCCTCGCGCGCCTGCAGGTACTGCGCCGCCGGAATCTGCTTGGCACCGCTCAGGTAGGGGAAATTGGGATCGTCCCTGTTCCAGCAACTGAACTGGTAGGGCTTCTGGCAGACGGTCTGGATATCCCGCCCCCACCAGCCTGGCTGGGCGGCCCGATTCCTGATGGTCCAGCCCACCGCCACCATGCCGGCAGCGCCTTCGCCGCGCGCCTCACCCCACAGCGTCCGCGCCAGTACATCTACATCACACTCTTGGCCCATAATTTCATTTCCTCCGGGCATGAAAAAGCCCGCTAGGTGGCGGGCTTGGGTTGAAGGCCTGGAGCCGGCCGGCTCAGACCTCGATATCGAACTGGGGGAGCTGCGGCGCCGGCCCGGTCACCAGGCCATCGCTGATGAACGCCATCTGCCCGGCCGGCACCGCCGTGCCCCGAGCCGCGATCACGACGTTGTTTCGCAGGCGGACGCGGCAGGTGCCGGCGCCCTCGTCGACGTCGATCACCTCCCCCACCGTGCGCGCGCCGCCCGGTAAGAGCCCGATGAACCGACGCCAGGGGTTGACCGTCGCCATCAGGAGCCTCCCGGGTAGTGGCGCTCGATGCGCAGGGTCTGCCAAACGCGGCTAGCCCCTACTCCCTCAGCCGAGATATCGGTGGCCAGGCAGAGACCACGCCACGTAACCTGTTCGTCCCTCACCTCGACCAGCATTCCCGGCTGCACCAGGCCCGGTACCCCGTCATCCTTCTGGAACAGCGGGATACGGCGCGTCTCGATCGCCTGGTTACCGCCCTTCGACAGCTCGCAGATCCCACGCGAGCGCGCCACCTCGGTGCCGGTCATCCAGTCCTCCATGACGTCGGGCGCCGACTCCTCGCCGGCGGTACCGGCGCGCCGCACCTGCACGCTGACGCCGTAGCTGGTACCGCTGACGTAGACGAAATTCCATGCCGGCTGGGGACTCCACTCGCTGCCCCACTCGGCGACGATGGCGGCCGGGATGATCCGGTCGGGAATCGCGGTGTCCCAGTACCAGGTCGCCTCACGATACCGCGGCAGGATCGTCACCGAGTCGTCCATCAGGCCCGGCCGGACGATGCCGCCGGCGACCTCGGCCAGCTTGACGATGACCTGCATCGGCGTCTGGTCCTGGTAGCTGAAGGCGCCGGCCGGCAGCGTCCAGTCCGGCGGCCCCATGTTCTCGACGTCCCAGGACACTGAAAAGCCGGTGTACTGCAACTGGTCGTCGACAACCTGACGTGCGTTCAGCGGCGCCGTGTTCACCGCGCTGCGCTTCGGCGCATAGGGCGCGTCCAGCAGTTGGGTGCGGCTCGCGCCGCTGATGGTGTAGCGCTCGCTCGGATGCTTGCCGCTGCCGCTGTAACGCTCGACCAGAAACCGCCAGGTCCAGCCGTTGATCTCCAGCTCTACCGTCTTCGGCCCGTTGGCATCCGGCGCCGCCAGGTCCAGCGAGGTACGACCGAACAGGTCAGCCGAGAACGACCAGGCGAACGAGTCGATATCCAGGCCGATGCGAATGCTGGTCGCATCCAGCGGCGTGCGACTCGGCAGCACCACCAGGGTGACCGTGTTTCCTATCATGTAGGTCTCCAGTATCTCGGGCTCGGTGGGTGGATCTATCGGTACCACCGGCCCCGGATAGTCGGGGTAGACAATGCCCGTCGGCACCGGATCGGTCGGCCGCCCCCATGCCCAGGGAATCCGCCGCAACGCATCGAAGCGGGTCGGACTGCCGTAGCTGCTGCGCGCCCCGGCGTCCACCGGCCGGATACCACGGACCGGCGCCACGTAGCGGAAATCGAAAAACACGTCGGGCGTGTTCGCCGGGGTGTAGCGGGTCGGGCCGAAATTGAAGTCGAGCAGGCCGGTCGGGATGTAGAGACTGGCACGCCTCTCCGAGAGCGCATCGCGGAAGCGGTCGAACTCGGCCGAGCGCCGCCAGCCGGGTGGACGGCCGGCGTCCTTGGGCGACGGGCGCGGGTTGTAGATCAGCGACAGGCGCCGATCACGCGGGCGCAGCGTCCGATCCCAGCCTAGCTCTCTCTCCACGTCCAGCACCCGGGTACTGTCCCAAGCGCTGCGGGCTGCCGCGTTGCGCTGCTCGGCGTGCTCCCAGCCACTCCCCCAGCCCGCATCACGCACCGGTACACCGGACCAGCCACTGGCGCAACGCCGTGCCAGGGGCCGGCCGGAGCCCCGCAGCCCGGCGCTACGCGCATCGGCAAGCACCAGGCGCTGCCAGCGCAGCGGGACGGCGCGCACGGAAAGCGGCGCCGCCCTCTGCCAGGGGGCGCCGAAACTCGCATTGATCATAGAGCCTCGACAGGAAAGGGCCCGTGGCTGAGCGGGCGGTAGTATCGCGTCGCCTGCAGACGGGCCGTGCCGACCTGGCGGCTGGGGTTGTCGCCCTCGATCGGCCACCACTCCGGCTCAGCCGCCGGCAGTACCCCGGCCTCGGTCACCTCGTAGAGCCAGCCAGAAAAGATCGTCGGACGCACGCGCTGGCCCAGGCTGACGGCGAGACGCGGCTCGAACACCGCGCCCCAGTCATCCAGCCCCATCGCGTAAGTGGTCCCGCCGGCCGTCACCTCCAGGGCGATCTCGGCACGCCCGGACTCGGCCGTCTGCCCCACGCCGGCCACCCGCCATTCGCCATCGAGCTTGCGCTCGATGACCACCACCTGGCGCGCCGCAGCACCGCCGTCGACCGTGACGACCGCCCGCACCTTCGCTGGGTCGGTCGGATCTCGACCGCCCGAGCCTTCGGTCAGGTCATAGGACAGCAGGCGCGTATCGGCATCGAGGACCGGCCAGCGAATGATCCCCAGGCGCGGGTCGCCTTCGTCGGTGACCTGGATCACGAACTGTCCGCGCAGGCCCGATGCCTCGAAGCGCTGCACCGTCTCGCCCTCGTAGACCTGGAAAGACGCCGTCATTGCAGTCGCGGTGACAACCGCCCCGCGATACAGCGTGGCGATCTTGCGCGCCGAGGTCTCCTCCCCTTCACGGGTGACCTTCACGGCGAGGGTCTGGTAGATCGCCTGCCTGGCCCCCGACCAGGCAACCTCCACAGGCGGGCGCAGCGACTTCGGCCCAATGCCGAAGCGCTGCAGCCAGGTGCCGGGCCTGACCTGTACCGGCGGCACCACCTGCAGCATCAGCCCGCTCATGCTGGCCACCACGCCGGATCGACAGACAGGAACCAGAGCCCCCAACGGTCCATATCCACGTAATAGGTCTTGCCATCCATCTGCACCGCCTCCGCCACCGAGGTTGCGGCCAGGGGCAGGCCGAGCCGATCCAGCAGGTGCCCATGCCGGTAGTGGCCCAGGATCGGGTCGAAACACACACCCTTCAGGAGGCCGACGTAGTTCGCGCCGTTCGCCACATAGGGCTGCTGCATACGCCAATAGGGCGGATTCTCTCCCTCTGGCCTGTCGTAGTACATGCTCTGGTACTGCATCTGGTCCATCAGCGCCCCCAGGGCGGCGCCGCCACCCTGGATGATCTCCCCCGAGCGCTGGTCACGCAGTGAACTGAACCCACTCCCAAAGGACCGGTTGGTACTTCGGCTGGCTGAACTCTGATACCCCTGGGCGCCACCGACGGCGATGAATCCCTGGACGCCAGAGGCGCCACTAAAGCTCTCGTACTGCCCGACATAGAGGCCGAGGCTGTAGTCCTCGCTCGTATTCTCATAGCCCCTATCCGCCAGCATGCAAAAGACAAACGTCTCGGCATCCGCGCAGATCTGCCAATAGGTGGCGTAGTTCCAGTACATGTAGCCCAGATAGAGGATATGGGCATCATTGCTGGTGGGGTTGGTATCCGCCGACCACGTACGTGATCGCGTGTTGACCCCCTTTGGAAGCGGAGTGCTGATATCCAGCATGCCCTCATGTACAAAGATCCCGACGAAGTCCCGGTAGCTGCTACCGCTACTACTTGGCAAGTGCTGGCAGAACGTGATCTGTGCACAGTTGGACGCCGGAGCCAGGGTGATGGCAGTGTCGAACTCGCTTACCACGGTCCACCCTGCCGGTGGCTTGTTGCCGTAGCCATCGACCAGCGCCGCGCGCAGGTAGCTCTTGAGCTTCTGGAACGGCGTCACCGCCGACGGGAAGAGCGCCGGCGGTGCGCCGGCGTCCCGATAGCTGTACTGTCGAGCGGTCATCAGTCCGCGTCTCCTCTGATCTGCAGGTGGAATTCATCGTCCTCGACGGTGCCCTTGCCGCTGAGTACCGTCCGCACGATCCACATCGGCCCCAGACACGAGTCGGTGTTGAAGCGCACCGCGTTGCCGGCCGCCCAGCCACTGCCCCAGCCTTCCTTGCGGATGGTGAAGTACGGCGTGTTCGTCTCCGGGTTGATCGGCGCCGTGTCGGTGGTGGTAGTGCCGTTGGCGATGACCCCCAGCTTCTCCTCCACCACGCTGAAACTGGTCGAGGAGTTGAACACCAGCGCCCACTTCGCATCGATCGCACCGCGGTTGGCGATCAGCGGTGGATAGGCGAGGCTGTTGTAGTTGGCGGTGGTCCCATCGCCCTTGGGCTCGTCGGTCCAGTTCGGCGAGCCGATATCCCAGGTCCGCTGGGTGAACCAGTGGTGCAGCCGCGCCTGCAGGTCGCCCCAGCTCAGCGCACTGGACGCCAGCGTTTCGCCCGCCGGCAGATCCCAGGGCAGCGGCGAGGAGATTCCCAGCTCGCCGTTCACTTGGACCTCGGTGCAGAGGGTCATGTGCTCAACCCGGTCACGCACCACTAGCGGCAGGGTCAGCGGGTTGCCCTCGGCATCCTGCAGGACCAGCGGGTTGGCCCATGTCACCCGGCCGCGTTCCAGGTCGACGCTGTAGCCCGCCGAGGCCAGTTCCACCGCGTTGGCGTCCACCACCTTGATCTCGGCCTGCTGGTCGCGGCCGAGCTGCAGCACGCCGCCAGCTTGAGGACTCGGCACCGTGGTCTCGGCGGTATGGGCAACCACCATCACGTCACCCTCGCGGAACACTGGCACCCGCCCGTCCGCCGGCAGTCGCACCGGGTCCAGGCCCAGCAGGGTGGCGTCCAGCGGCAGCGAGGTGAAGACGACCGCGTTGTAGCGCAGCAGCAGCGGAATCACCGGGATATCGCTGGCCCCAGTGGTGTCCTCCAGATTGCTGGTGAAGCGCAGCCGGACGATGCCGGTCACGATATCGACGCTACCCTTGATCACCGCGCCATTGAGCTTACCGTTCGCGTCCGCCGTGGTGGTCACGATCTGCGCGGTATCCAGGCGAACCGCCGTCACCTGCAGGCTCGCAGAACGCAGCGGCGCCCCCGGCGTGCGGAAGGTCATGCTGGTGACGCTGAAGCCGGCGTTGGTGGTCAGACAGGCCAGCAGCGTGACCGTCGGCGCCGCCCCCGAGCCATAGGTATTCAGCGTCGCGGTACGGCCGGCGTAGTCCACCGAGCCGACGGCGATGCCGGCGTTGGTGCTGCTGTTGATGTTCTTGTAGAGCACACCGGAGCGGTCGACGTAGACCTCGCCGGCCCAGGTGAACACCAGCGAGCCCGGCAGGATCGGCTCGGCCACACCAGGCAACAGGTCCAGGGTCACCGGAGCGACGGTCTGCGAATCGGTCTGCTCGCCGTACTCGACGCCGCGGCTCTGCGCGCGCACGCTCAGCGTGCCGCCGAACCCCTCCAGCAACGTGGTATCGGTGGCCACCAGGCGCAGCTTCTTCATACCGAAGTTGTCGACCGTGTCGGTGTAGTAGGTGTACTCCTTGAACACGTAGTTGCCGGCCACCTTCAGGCTGAATTCGCCGGTCTCGTAGTTGATCGTCCCGGCGCGCCCGGCCCAGCCGCCGGCGGCGTCGTCGGTCACCGAGTTGTCCACGGTGATCTCCGATTCGAAGATCGGCAGCGCCCCGGTGCCCATGTCAGCACCGAGGGTCGGTGCCGCCTGGCGACGCTTGGTGATCCACGATAGGCGCACGCTGCCCGCCTTGAGCGGCGCCCCGGGGAGAGTGCCGATGCACATGCCGGTGCTGTCGGAGGTCACCGCCAGCGGGCTGTCTGTCACGCTGCCCTGCTGGTAGGTATGCACGATCCCACTCCCGGCATCCGGGGTGGCGCTCAATTCCATGCTGACCTTGCCGTCGGCATAGTTGATCTGGCCGCTGCCACCGGTACCGCTGAGCGAGCCGTTGCCGCTATCGAGCACGGTGCGCTCTACCCCGCCGACCTTGAACGTCGCCTTGTAGGAGCCGGGCAACAGCCCCTGGTGCGGCAACGTCCGGTTGATCCGCGCGCGCGCCTGCACGCTGGTGCCGGTGCGCTGGGTCAGCGCCGCATCGTTCTGCCCGACGTAGGCGTAGATCAGCGAACTCCCCACGTCCGGCAGCGCGCTCAGGGTGATGGATACCGAGCCGGTCGCGAAGTCCACCGTGCCGGTGCCTTCCCCGGCCAATTCGCCGTTGCCCTGGTCGCGGATCTCCTGCCATTTGCCCAGGGCGAGGAACGAGACCACCAGGGTGCCCGGCTGGGGCGGCGCTTCGGACAGCGACAGGGTGTAGACGAAGCCGCGGTTGCCCAGTTCGATAGGGATCTCCCCGGTCACCGCTTCGCCGGTCGCCGCCGCGGCCGGCTGGTAGGTGGCGCTCGCTGTCCCGCTCCAGCCGCTGCCGGAGGCCGCCATCTCGATTGCGCCGCTCTCGTAGTCGACGGTACCGCTGGCAATCCAGTTCGAACCGCTGATGTAGCGCAGGCCTCCCTTGCGGTCGTCGGCGAACACGCCGCCGCCGGCGCTCAGCGACAGCGAACCCGGCGCGCAGCCGGTGCCGAGGAACGTCCGCGACCTGCCGCTGCCTATGTTCGCGACATTCAGGTTGACCGTCCGCGCCGGCCCGGCCGCAGCGAACAGGCGCCGCTGGTAGCCGGCCAGTTGGTCGACCAGCGCGTTCTCTCGGGTGGTGCTGGGCACCAGCTGGGAATAGACCGACTTGACCCGCAGGCTCAGCGCGCCGCGGCTGACAGCCTCGGCCAGGGGGCTGATGCCGTAGTACCGCGCGGCATCGGCGACCTGGGTGCTGAGCACCTGGCTTTTCGGGCTGGTGGTGCCGCCTGGCGTCACCTGGCCGCCGGGGAAGGTCGCGCCCAGCGGCGCGCTGATCGACAGGTCCAGCCGGCGCCGGGTGAAGTTCACGAAGTTGCCGTTGCCGTAGTCGTGGGCAAACTGTTCCAGCCGCGCCTCGACGTCGGTGATGCGGACATACTGCGAGCGCGACTCGAACACCAACTGATAGACCTCGCCAATCTCGGGCAGCCGCTGTTCTTCGCGCTGCACGCAAGCGATGGCGCGCTGGCCCTGCAACTGGTTGCCCAGCAGTTCGAACGAGGCAGACACGGCCGGCACCACGAAGGACTCGATGGCGTTGCGCGCGTCGCGGCGCTCATCGGTCTGGCTGCCGGTGTTGAACAGCAGCACCGAGACACGCGGATCGGCCGGCGCCCGCGTGACGATGGCATGAGCGCCCAGGTACGGCTCGGCGCTATTCGAGCTGATGCCGGCGAAGGCCTTGCGCAGGTTGATCCGGCCGATGGTCCGGTCCAGGCGCGAGATATCGGGAAACAGGTTGTTGATCTCGCGATCCACCACGGCCTGCCCGGTGGCACGGCCGCCGCCGTCGTCCTCATCGGTGAGGCGCTGGGATTTCAGCAGCTTTACATCATCGACGGTGATCGTCATGGAACACTCCAGCCAGAAAAGAAAACCCCGCCGAGGCGGGGTGTGGGATCAAGGGTCGGGGGTGGGCGGCGCCGGGGGCGGCGCTACGGTAAGCAGTCGCAACGTCACCAGGTAGTCGGCGTCCGGACCGGGGTTGACCTCGCGGAACAGCGGTTCGGCTTCCAGCGGCGTCCCTTCGGCGCGGTTGAAGATCACCGAGAATTCGCGGCCGTCTGGTAGCACCAGCGGCATGACCCGCAGGCGCTGGTCGCGCAGCACCTCCAGTTGGCGCACGACCCACAGCGGCGTCCATACCCCTCCCCCGGAGCGCAGTGTGATCGGGCGGCCATGCAGCTTGGTGCCTTCCTGCACCAGCAGCGCGCCGGTCAGGGAGCGTTCCTGCTCTTGTGCCACCGCATCCCAGGTGAACTCGTCCACCCATTCGAACTGGTCGCCCAGTTCCACCGCATCGAGCCTCATCGGCCGGTCCTCATGCTGGCCTGCTCGAGCACGCCGAGCAGGTTGGTTTCGTCCTGTTCGCTGGCCACCGCCACGTCAACGGCTCCCCGCGCCGTCTCGAAACGAACGACCCGGGGCGGAGGACTCGAAGCCGGCGGCGAGGCAGGCGGCGCCGCCGCGGCCTTGGCGGCGTTCTGCTCGTCCACCCGCTTCTGCTGCTCCTCTCGCTGCCGCTTGGCATCCGTCTCGGCCTGGATCTGCTGCAGGGTGGCCAGCGCCGTCATCAGGTTCTGTACCGCGTTCATGTCGCCGCTGCCCTGGGCCTCGGCCAGTTGCTGCTGCAACTCAGCCTTACGGCTGTTGAACCGGCTGCGATCCACGGCTTCCTGCTCGCCGCGCAGCCCCGCCAGTTCCTCGCGCAGGCTGACCAGCGTCGACTTCGAGCCTTCCTTGAGCTGCTGGATCTTCTGATTGGCCGCCTCGATTGCGCTCTCCAGTTGCCGCATATCCGAATCGTTCAGCAGGCTGAGGCCATTTCGAGCGCCCTTGGCCGCCGACACGAAGTCGCCCAGCTTCATGGTCCCGCGCTCGTAGTCGTCCATCAGGCTCTGCAGGCTGCGCTTCTGCTCCAGGTACGCCGCCTGGATCTCCAGGCTGGCTCGCTGGGTATCCATCGCCCAGCGCCCGAAACCGCTCATGCCCACACCCGACTCGGCCTTGATCCGGGCCAGTTGCTCGCTGACCTTGGCCAGCGAGCGCGACGTGGCGTCCAGGCTGCTGGTGTCGATGCTGAGATCGACGGTGGAGATCCCACGCATCGCGTCGAAGGCGTTCAGCGCTTCCTGGCTCAACTGCGCAACGCCCTGCCGCGCGGTGCTCAACACCCCACCGAAGAACCCTTCGAAGGCGCCCATGTCGTCCTTCGTCGACGCTACTCCCTTGCGGGTCGCCTCCATCGATTCGCCAATGGCCTTGCGCTGGTCCGAGAGCGATTTGGCCGCCTTGTCCGAGGACTCCGCGACCGCCTGCATACCCTTGGCGCCCTCCTCGCCGGCCGCCTTCAGTTCCTTGACCTTGGCGGACAGCTTGGTCTGTTCCTGGTTGAACTCCCGCGCGCTGATCGTGCCGTCGTTGTACAGCCGGCCCAGCGCCGTCCGGATGTTCTGGATATCGACCGTGGTCTTCGCGCTGCTGATCGCGTCCTGGACCTGCTTCAAGTTCTCCAGGCCGGTACTGAGGTCAGACACCCCCAGGGCGGCGCCGCCGGCGGTCGACTTCAGTTCGGTCAGCTTCGCGTTGAGGACACCGGCGCCGTTCGCATACTCCTGCTGGCTCAGCGTGCCGGCCTGGTAGGCCTTGAGCATTTCCCCCTGCAGGGCGGTCAGTTGCTCGGTGGTCTTGGCCGCGCTGATCTGGTCCAGGGCATTCTGCAGGCTGGTCACCGCCTGCACCGACTCGGCGGCCGCGTTCTTCGCACCCGCCTTCAGGTCGGTGAAGGTGTCGGTGATCGCCTGGCTCTGCTGCTGTGCGGCGGAGGCGGTAGCCGTGGTGCTGGTGTTCCAGGCATCCGCGATATCCTGCGCGTCCTGCTGGATCTGCTGGCGGAAACCCTCGCTCATGCTGCTGAGCAAGTCGTGGACGCCGGCGACGGAACTGCGGATGCGCTCCCCACCCAGCGCCGCCGGGATCTTCTCCGCCACCTTCTCGATGCCGGCGACCATCAGCGACAGGGTGCCGGTCCAGGCCAGGGCGATAGCGCTGATGCCCGAGGTGACACCGTTGAACAACGTCCGGAACGGCGCGATGAACAGTTGCACCCGCGAGGCCATGTCGTCCAGCTGGGTGCTGAAGCTGCTAAGCCAGGCCGAGGTCTTGTCGATCAGGGTGCCGAAATCGACGTCGGCCAGGCGCTTGATGAAGCGCTCGACCCATTCCGAGCCCTGGACGAAGGCATCCGACAGCCCCTTGGCCAGCGTGTCGAGGCGCCCGTCCTGGTCCATCTGCGCAATGGTATCGCCCAGTTCCTTCAGCTTGTTCTTGACGTGGTCCAGCGCGCCGGCGTTGGCAATGCGGTTGAGAAAGTCGGCCGCAGTGTCGCCGAGGTTGCTGACCAGACCGGTCAGGGTGCTCATGGCCTTCGCAGCGGCCCCTTCGGAGCTGCGCCCCATTTCGTCGACCAGCGCCTTGATGACGTCCCGGCCAAGCTTGCCCTTGCTCGCCAGATCCTCCAGCTGCGCGGCATTCTTGCCGGTGACCTTGGCCAGCATGTCCCACGCCGGCACGCCACGCTCGACCAACTGCAGGATCTCCTCGGTCTGCAGCTTCTGCTTCGCCCAGGCCTGACCGACTGCTGTCGTGATGCCCTCCAGGCGCTCCATGCCGCCGCCCAGCTTCTCCGACTGGTCCTCGATCGCTTTCAGCGACCCATCCATCGGGTCCAGGCCGTAGGCCTTCAGCAGCGCGAAGGCGTCGGCGACGTCGCTCAACTGAAGCGGCGTGTCCTTGGCAAAGGTCTTGATCCAGGCGGTTGCCCGCTCACCCTCGGCAACCGAGCCCATCAGCGACGTGAGCCGATTCTGCAGGTTCTCGAACTGGTCGCCGGTGGTCAGCATCGAGACGATGCCATCACGCACCAGGCCGATTCCACTGCGCAACAGGTTCAGCGCCGCCTGGATGCCGACGAAGGCCGCGGCGTAAGCGGCTGCCTGGCGAACACCGGACGACATGGCCTCGCGCAGCGCCGTCACGCGCGAGGTGTGGCCAGCAGCCTCCCGCGCCGCTCGCATCTGCGCACGTTCCAGCTCGCGGATCTCGCGGCTGTTCTGCGCGATGCTCTCGCGGGTGTTGTCGACCACCGACGCCAGCCGCCGCTCCTCGGTGGCAAGCTGGCCGGTATCCACGCCCGCCGCCCGCGCCGCACGTTGCTGCTCAGCGTGCCGAGCGGTCAGTTGGTCAAGGGTCCGACGCAGACCCGCTGCGTCCCGCTCCGCGATCTGCAGGGACACGGCCAGGCCCCGGCTCCCGGGGTTGCGGTCCAACGCCTCGCGCAGGTCCGCAATGGTACGGTCCACCCGCTGCACCGACGTCTGCGTCTGCGCAATGGCGCGCTCGGTAGTTCCGAGCGCGGTCACCAGGCCGCGAGCCCCCTTCGCATCGTCCAACTGCCGGTTCAGGTTCGCCGCCGTGGTGCGCAGCCCTTCCAGCGCCTCGGTCGACTGCTGGGCGGCGGGCGACAGTTCGTCCCGGCCGCGAAGAACGAACTGGATCAGGCGCTGCATTGGGTTCGCCATGGCAATCCTCTGGCAAAAAAAAGCCCGCCAAACGGCGGGCTGTGGTCATGGGGCCATCCCTGGCTCGGCGATCAGGCCGCCTGCGCGAGATCCATCTGGCAGAACTTGGAAATGTCGGTCGCGGTCACGCGCGAATCTGCGAGCAGTTCCGCTGGGCCGGTGAGCTTGGCGTATTCCTGGCCCAACACCGCCAGCTCCTGCAGGAGGCCGAACTTGACGCGGCGAGGGCGCAGCGCGAACGGCTCGCCCGACTGCGCGTCGTTCAGGCCAGCGATGAACAGCTCCAGTTCCTTCTGCGAGCCGTTGAGCATATGCACCGCCCGGCTCGGGCGCGGTGTGTAGCTGACCTTGATGCCGGTTGCATCGATCTTGCCGCCGCTCAGCACCTGGATGCCGTGGGGTACCAGCAGGTAGTCCGTGCCCGGGGCCACCTCGACGTCCCCTGCGGTCTTGACCGTCACGGGCTTGGTCAGGTCCGGCAGGTACTTGAACGGGATCAACTCCAGCGCAACCCCCTGAGAGGTATGCGCCTCGTCGGTGATTGCGGCGGTGGGCGCCACCTGGATGGTGGAGCGCGTCACCAGGGCGACATTCTCGGCAGTCAGGTCGAACATACCGATGGAGGACGTCACGTCGGTGACGCGCTCGCGGACGTTACTGTTGCCGCCGCCTCCCATGTAGTTGGGCAGCGTCTTGCGGTCGGTGGCGAAGCTGATGTTGAAGGTGTCGCAGTTGCCGAGCGGCAGGAACGGTTCCTGCGACCCGTACAGGCGGGCATGGATGATGCCCTCGCCGATGAACGAGCGGTCGATGGTCTGGAGCATGGGGCTCTCCTGATGGGTTCGGGTGGGTTACTTGTGGTCGCCACCGGTCGGTTCGGCGGAGGCTGCCGGAATCGGCGGCGCCTTGGCCTTGGCATCGGTGGCGTAGCCCTTGCCCAGGGCATGGGCAGCTACGGCGGCGGTAACGCTGATGGCGCCCTTCGACGCCGGGTAGTGGGTCGCGTCGAGCCCCTCGCGGTAGTTGAACGGCCTGGTAACGATGATCTCGGGCATGGAGCCCTCCGGAAATGAAGAGGCCGCCCGGAGGCGGCCTGGTGGATGGGTTACAACTGCTGCGAGTAGCTGACCTGCAGAGGGATGGCTCGATAGGCCCAGCGCCGGCCGGGCTCGGGCAGGCGCACAGCGGATGCCGGAAAATCGACACGCACCAGGCCGGGCACCGTCAGCCCGGCCTTGTGGCCCTTGAGCACCCGCTTGATCGCCAGGCGCGCCTCGCGCAACGCCTGGGCGGCGTCCCTGCCGCGCGCCATCGGGACGATGTTCACGGTCCACTCCTCCACGACACTGCCCGGCGACCGGTCTCGTTCCACGGTGTCCCCTTCCTGCAGGATGATCAGCCGTTCGGGCTCGTCGCTGTCTTCGGCGTCGAGCACCCCGGCCACCCAGTCCTCACGGACGGTATCGCCGAACACCGGAACCGCGGCGAGCAGGTCCAGCAACTGGCCGATGACCGCGGCCTGTACATTGATCACATCGCTCATTCGGGCACCACGTAGAAAGTGATCCAGTCGCCGTCGTCGGCATGGATGCCGTCGATGCGCCAGACCTGGCCATCGGAATCGAGGAAAGCTCCCTTGCGATCAAGGGGCTGCAACTCGGCCTTGCGGCACGCAATGGTCCGGTAGCGATCCAGGGCGCCGGCCTCCATGCGCTCAACACCTTCCTCAACGATCACCGCAGCATTGCCGACCTGCCGGCCAGAGCGGTCCAGGTAGCCAAACTCACCATCGCCGAGGACGTCGGCGATGATCTCGTCCATGTCGGCGACCAGTTCAGAGAAACCCGCCACGGTCAGAGGGTCAGTTCGCGCACCGCCAACGGGCGAGTGCACAGGTGCAGCGGGTTCGATTGCGCTTCCCCAGCCACGCCTTTGTCGAAGGGCAGACGCTCAAGCTTGGCGTAGTACGGCAGGCCTTCGGTGTTGACGACCTCCATGTAGTCCGCCGGCGCAAAGGCGCTGATGAACAGGTCCGGAACCCCCTCCGGGACCAGTTGGGCACTGCCATCGTCCACGAACGGCTCCCCGTCATGCTTGCCGCGATAGCGCTCCCAGACCACGCCGCCGAACTCGAACGACTGGCGACGGTCACCCCGCAGTTGCGCCGCCTGCAGAGTGTTCAGGTAAGTGCCGCGCACTTTGGGGTGATCGATGAACTTGGCCCAGAAGTTCTTGCCACAGAACGCTCGCGAACCGGTGCTGGTGACGTTGCCCAGCGCGTCGTCCTGCTCGTCGAGTAGGTCGGCAAGAATGCCGCTCAGATCACCCTCGGGGTTACCCAGTTCGAGCGATCGCGGCTTGGGCTTCCTCAGTCCGAAGGCCTGGTAGATATCCAGCAGTACCGTCGAACCGTCGGCATCAAGAATCTTGCCCTTGATGGCGCCGATGCGCTGATACTCGTGGGTCAGGTCCAACTGGCGGCGCGCTTTTTCCAGGCGCTTGGCCACGACCGCCTCGGCGGACTGCAGCTCGGTCCGGCTACCCACCGCACGGATGCCCTGGATTTCATCGGCGAGGATCTGGAACGTCTGCGGCAGGTGAACGGTGTTGAAGGGGACCAGTTGACGCTTGTCACCGGTCACGACCTGGCCTACGCCGCCGCGGGCTTTCGCCTCCACCAGTTGCAGCGTGGTGCCGTCTTTTTCGATCTGCACCACCAGCGAGGACACACCCTGTTCCTCGAACAGGCCCAGCGCGGCGAGTTGCCCCGGCACCGGGTGATCGGTGTTGATCACCGCCAGCAGCGCCTCCACCGAGAACGCCTCATCTTCGAAAATGCTGATTTCAGCCATGTGGATACTCCAGAAATGAAAAACCCCGCGCAGGCGGGGCTTGAGGTGGTTGAGGGACGGAGGAGGGTCAGGTGCGAAGGATGAGGCCCAGCGCCTTGAGGTCGGCCTCACCGGCGGCATCCAGGCCGGTCAGCAGGCTGGCGATCACTTCGGCATCACGGACTACGGCCACCGCCTTGACGTCGGCATCCGTGGCGTCCACTGGACCGAACAGAATGCCGCCAGCCGCGCGACGGCCGTCATCGGCACCGTCGTCGTCGTAGGGCGTCCACTCGCCGAGCCCTGCCAACACCTGCAGGGTGAAGCGATCACCCACCACGAAGTCGGTGGCCCCGTCGGAAAGGGTGAAGCCGATTCCGCCGCCGGTGAACGCCTGGCCGACTTGACCAGTGCCCACCTGGCGTCCCTGCGGGTCGACCACCTCGAACTTGCCGCCATTGGCTCCGGCCTCGGTGATTTCCAGCACGTAGGTGCCGCTGATGGCGGCGCTGGTCACCACGGTGGCACCGACGGTGCCGTCGCCGGTGTTCCCTGCCGCCGCGGTTGCGGTCAGCGCATTGGCGGCGGTGATGGGGGCGATCAAGGTACCCGCCACCAGCCGGCCGGAGCCGGCGGTGATGACGATGTTTTCGCGGCTGCGCGAGCCGTTGGCCTCCGACAGGAGGAACTCTCCGGCGTGAACGCCTTCGGTCTTGATGGTCATGCTTGCTTTCCTCCTTTCGAGGCATTGAGCCGGCGCTTCGCGTACACGTCGCTCGGCGCCGGGGGTTGGTAAGCCTTGTTCTGCGGCAGATCGTCCGTCGGCACGCGGTTGTCGATCTCCACCTGGGTGCTGCGCGCTACGATCTTGTCGTACAGCCGCAGACGGGCGCCGTCGGCATCCAGGCCCTCCTCGATGAGCGCCTTGGCCTCATTGGGCATTTTCGCGACGAGGCATACCGACCGGACGGCCTTCGCCCGGTCCAAGGCCCCGCGCACAGTCTCGCGATCCTTCAGGCCCGAGGCCTTGATCAGATACGCCGCGCAGTCGGCCAGACCGGCCTGGGCGCAGTCCGCCGTCAGCTCCGCAGCCAGTTCGGCCGACGTCGGGGGGAGGTCACCCGCTGGCTCCTGGCTGGCCAGCAGCCGGCGCGCCGCGTCAGGCGTGTTGCGATAGCGATTCAGCACCTTGCCCAGGCGTGCATTCACGCCGACCGGCTCGGCCGCGCCGAGCACCTCGTCCACGAACCCCTTGTCCTTCGCCTCGGGCGCGGTGAGCCAGGTTTCGTCGTCGATCATCCGGCGCAGTTCGGCGTCGTCGACATTCAGCGGCCGATGCTGGTAGCTCGCCACGATGCCCTCGAACGCCTGGTCCATCATGTCGGCGACCTTGCGCAGGTCTTCGCTGTCGCCTGCCGCGAAGGTCCAGGGGTTGTGGATCATGAACAGCGCGTTGTCGGCCATTTCGACCCGGTGCGCGCCGCAGGCCGCGACACTGCCCGCGCTGAAGCAGGCCCCGTCGATCCGGGCGGTGCAGCGTTCGCCCAGGGCCCGGAGCGCGTTGTGGATGGCGATGCCGTCGAAGAGGTCGCCGCCGATGGTGTCGAAGTGAACCAGTACCGGAGAGGTGCCGTCGTCGACTGCTTTCAGGTCGCGGATGAAATCCGCGGAGGTGATGCCCCAAAAGCCGATTTCGCCGTAGATATAGATCTCGATGGAGGCGACCGAGCCGGCACCCTCAGCGCTCAGCGCCTTGACGCTGTACCAGTGCTCGGCCTGCAGATCCGGCGCGCCCTGCGCCTTGTTCTGGATGCGCGGATCGGCGAGCGTGCCTACGCCCAGCAACGCCCACAGGGCGGCCAGCGCCAGGGGCTGTTCATTGCGTTTCTTCATGGGTGTCCCCTTGGTCTCTCACCGGTTGCCCGGTGTCGGTGGTGTAGTGCAGGTTCAGGCTCTCGGCCCGGGCGTTGTCCTGGGCGTTCTCCCGGTCGATCACCTCGGCGTCGTATCCGGTGCGTAGCGCATGCTCGCTCCGGCTGGCGAGGCCTCCGCCGATCTCCAGCAGCTTGCCCTGGACGTCCTGCACCGGATGGATGTAGGCCCAGCCCTGCGGGATCCAACGCGTGCGCAGGAACTCACGTCGCCGCGCCGGATAGTCCGGCAGGTCGACTGCTCCGCTGAGGTACGCGGTATCCAGCCACCACGCGCGCACCGGGCGGCAGAGCTGGTAGACGTACACGCTGAATTGAACCTGTTCGATCCGGCGCCGAAACTCGTTGAGCAGCACCCGCAAGGTGCGGTCGCTGATATCGCCCATGTCGCCGGTGAGTAGCTCATACGGCAGGTCGACACCGACCGCCGCTGCCATCAGTTGCTGTCGCATGAAGTCGACGTAGGTGTTACCGGCGTCCGGCGGGTCGGAGAAAACCACCTCCTCCCCTTCCAACAGTTCCTGCATGGTCCCCGGCTCCAGGCCGACCATCGGCGTCCCGTCGCGATCCTGCGCAGGTGCCAGCCCGGTCGACGGATCGAAGATCGGCGCCCCATCCTGTCGAGGCCTGGTGATGAAGCCGGCGAACAGGTTGGAGACTTCCTGCCTGAACAGCACCGCGTCGTCGTAGTTATCCAGCGACTTCAGCCGCAGGAGAACCGGCGACAAGCGCGGCACACCGCGCAACTGGCCACCCTCCAGCGGCTCGAAGATGTGCAGCACCTGGTCCGCCGGGATGCGGTTGAGCTGGTTGTAGCCGCGCCGGGGCGCTGCCGGATCGCCGGGATGGCTCTGCCACATCCAGTAGGCAATCCGGCGGCCGATGGCATCGAACTCGATTCCCGCGCGCACCACGTTGCCGCTGCGGGTCGTGAAATTGCGATCCACCGGGACGAAGTCAGGCGGTAGCACCTGCAGTTGCAGTGGGACCGCCAGGCCGTCCTCCGGCCGCCGGTTACGGCGCCTCACGAAGCACTCGCCCGCTTCCTCGACCATCCGCGCGATGATCATCTGCAGGCCGTAGAAATCGGTACGGTCATCCGCGTCCGACTCGTCTACCCAGTCCTCCCACAGCAGGTTCAACGCCTCGCGCAGCACCGCGTCGTCCAGACGTGCGCGCGGCGTAATGCCGGTGCCGATCAGGTTGCTGACGCGCTTGCTGATCGCGCTCGCGGCGTAGGGGTCATTCCTCACCGCCGCTCGCGAGCGCTTGCGCAGGGTCGGCAATGCCGGAATGGCTACCGCATTCAGCGCCGCCTCGGGCGCGTCCCAGCCAGCGGCGCGGCGTCCGGTGCCAGCGCCCTCGTAGCTGTTGCGAATGCGCTTCGACGTGATTCGGTATCGGGTAGCCATCAGATCCCCTTGCCTCCGCTGTAGAGGCGAACCTGGCGCGAGCGCCGGTTGTTCGTAGCCGCCTCCAGGGCTGCGGCTTCGGCGTACTGCTGCTCCAGAACGCGCAGACTCGCCAGTTGCGCGCGGTCGACCTGGCGGTCTCCCTTGCGCACCGACTGCCCTTTTTTCAGGATGTCCTGAATCGCCACCCGGACCTCGTCCAGGCGCTGCTGCGCTGTGCTCATGCTGACCTCGTCTATCGGCGGCTCAGATACCCGCTGCGCGAGGTACGCCGGCCAGTTGGTTGGGATGGTGGGTTCGCGCTCCGCGCGGGAGGTGCCGGCCGCACTGGGGCGCTTGGCGCCTCGCCCTGCGGCTCATGCTCGTCCGCCTCGTCGGCTGCGCTGGGCACCGTGGCGACTGGGTCGGCGAACAGGCTGCCTTGACCTACCGCTGCGCGCAGGCTGCTCCACTGAGGAGCGTGATAGCGATGCAGGTTGAGGAAGTGGGCTGCGGCCAGGTTGTACACGATGAGGTCGAGGGCCTCGTTTCGCTCCGACTTGGCCTTGACCCAGTCGGTGCGCTTGAACCCCTTCACGTAGCGGACCACCTTGCGCTCGGCCACGCACTGGTCGAAGAAGTCAGGCGGCAGGTCTGCGGAGAAGTGCAACGCCCCGGGGCCATCCTTGAGGTGGTAGCGGTTGTAGACCCAGTCCTTCGCCGTGTCGGTACCGACCATCCATAGTTCGGCGCCACTCTTCTCGACGGTGCCCTGCCAGGTGACGTCGACCTTGGACGGCCGCTGGGCCAGCACTGGGCGGCCGCGCTTGCTCGCCCCCTTCACCGCCAGCACGTTTCGCCAGCGGCGCAGGCGGGTGAACTGGTAGACCTCATGGGTATGGTGACCGCCCGAGTCGATGCAGACCGCGCAGATGGCCAGGTCCACACCGCTGACGTGCCGATATCGAGCCTTCAGGCGCTCGTCGAGCAGCACCCAGGTACGCTCGTCGGTCGGGTCGCCGGGGATCACCTGGAAATCGACCGTCCAGCGCTCCAGGCCCTCGCCCCAGCCCATCACCAGCATTTCCAAGCGGTTGTGCTGGGTATCGACCGCCGCGGTCAGCAGCAGCGCTCCGGCGGGTACCAGACCCAGCCGATGCCCCTCGGCCTCGGCTCGCTTGCGCAGCTCGTCCGCCTTGGTCATTTCCTCGGCGCTGTCCCACAGCCGGGCCAAACGGGTGTTGTAGAACACCTGCATGGACCCGGGATCGCCCTTCTCCTGTAGACGCTTGGCCTCGTCGTACTCCTTCGCCAGGTCCGTCCAGGTCAACCAGCCGGGAGGCGCATACAGCGCGCTCAGGGTGAAACTGACGGTCTCGCCGTCACCGACGGCATGGGCTCGCCACTCGCCAGCGGACAGCATGGCCGCCTTGTGGTGCTCCTCGATCAGGGCGCCGCACTCCTCGTTGCAGCACATGTACTGCACAAGGCGGTACTCGGGGTCGTACTTCAGGCCCTCCCATTCCAGCACCTGCATCGTTCCGCAATGCGGACACGGGACGTAGTAGTGCCGCTGGTCGCCCTGGGTGAAGAGGTCGGCGATCCGCGAAACGCCTTTCAGCGTGGGCGAGCTGGAGTAGTAGAACTTCGCGCGGCGGCCGAACGTCGAACCGCGCGCCTCGGCCTGCTTGACCGGGTCGCCGTCGTCGTCGACGTCCATTTCCCAGCGATCGATTTCGTCGCCGTACACGTACCGAGCGGACAACTCGGCCAGGTTGGAGGCCGAGCCGGCTGATGCGCAGTACAGTGCGCCCCCCTCGAACTCCTTGGTGTCGAGCGTGTTTCGCGAGTCGCGCGAGCGGGCCTTGGCAACGCGCGCGGTCAGCACAGGCACGGCCTTGATCGTCTTATCGATCCGTCCTGATACCCGCTTGCTCAGCTTCTCGGTGGGCAGCAGCACCAGGATGTTGGCCGGTGCCATGTGGATACAGCCGCCGATCCAGTTCAAGGCGACCTGGGTCTTCATCAGCTGCGAGGCGATCATCGTCACCACGCGCTTGGCTGGGAACAGCGGCGACAGGCAACGCATCGGCTCGCGCGCATAGGGGGTCCGGTCGGTGTGGTACTTGCCCGGCTCGGCCGCCCCCGTATCCGCCGGGATCATCTGGAACTCGTCCGCCCACTCATCGATCCACAGTTCGGGGTCAGGCTTCAGTCCTCGACGGTATGCCGCCAGGTACACGGCGGCACCGTCGGCATACGGTTGTTCCATGGTTCAGTTCGGCTCCTTGCCCCCTTGTTCGATCTCGGCATCGAGCTGCAGGAGGCGGTCGGCATCTTCCAAGGCACGGCGCAGCGCCTGGGTCAGGCGGCGTTCGATTTCCCAGGGGTCGGTCAGCGTCACCAGGTCGCCGGCGATTTTCGGCGGCACGCCCATCAGCAGATCGCGCAGAGCGCGAGCAGCGGTGAAGGCCGCGGAGTCGACACGCGCGCGCTCGACCGTCTCGCCACGGCTCTTGCGGTGTTCGTCTTCTGCCAGCAGAGCCAGGGCGTACTCCCGCCGCGCGCGGGCTTTCTGGTAGTCGGGCAGCGGTGCGGTCTGCCCAGGTGCCGGTAAGGCCGGGCTCGGGGCTGCACCTGCGCCTATGTGGGCGTACACGCCCTTCTCCACCCGCTCCTGCCGGTGCCGCTCGGCCACGGCAGCCTTGCTCGGGTCTGCGCTGGCGGCCAGCAGTTCGTCGCTCGCCTGGACGTCGACCTTTCCGTCGGCAGTGAGGACGAGGCGTCCTTGCCGGACCAGCTTCGACACGTAGGCGCGCGACCAGCCTTGGCGGTCCGCGAACGCTGCCTTGGTCATGAACTCCATGTGCGGTACCTGTTAACCACGATGAACCGAGGGGGGTTAACCCGGTTAACCCTGTTAACTAACTTCCCGGCCCAGCCACTAGCGCGAGAACGGGGTTCGAATCACCCTTGTCGGGGGCGGCGCTTCAGGGGCCCCCCGGTGCTTTTTGAGTAGCACGTCACTGCCCCGCTTTTCGCGACACCCCGCCCGCGGGTGGCCATTGCCGGCTCGGGTTGAACTAACCCCGCTCCACCCGGCCAGGCCACCCGCCAACGATTCAGCGCAACGCTTTCGCCAGGGCCCGCTCGATGTTCGCCTCGATGCGCGCGTCGTCCTCGGCAACACGCCGAACGACTTCGTGAAACTGGAAGCGCACGCGGTACTGAGGCTGGCGGACGAAGGCGAGGACCATGGTCAACGTCCGTCCACGGCGCTCGGCGATGCCAATGGGTCGGCGGCCACGGCGCATCACGAAGTACGCCAGTTGGTGTCCCTTCGCCAGGGAGCGCGCCGACTGAGTGGCGTTTCCTTTGAACCCCGCTCGGTATTCCAGGGCGCCCAGGCCGGAGAGGATCTGGATCATCTGGCCGCGGCTCATGTTGCCGTACTGGTCCAGCCGGGCGCCCTCCGCTGGAACGACGAACATGCCCGCCGGCAGGATGCCTCGGGCTCGGAGGTTCCGCTCCGACGCCTTGTCCACCCTCGGCCCCCCGAAGACTTGGGGAGCCACCCAGTCCTCCGGCGCCTGCCCCTTCGAGGCATGGTCCTTTTCGTCCTTCACCCACAAGGCCGCCTCAAGGCGGCGCGAAGTGGCATGCAGGATGCGGACAGCGTTGCGGGTGAACGGTGTCGGCCGGTCGAAGACCTGGTCGATCTCCCCGACCAGCGCCTGATTCGCCTGGTTCGCCGTGTGGTTCAAGGCGTCGGCCAACACAGCAGCAGGCAAGTCGCCACCGAGCTGCTGCAAGGACCGAACGGCGTCGTCCAAGTCCCTGGCCGAGATACTGCCGCGCATCGCTACTGAATCCGCCAGACCCGGGCAAGGTTGCCCCGAGTCCGAAACAACGCCCACGCGAACACGCCGAGCAAGACGACCAGAGGCCAGGCATGCGGCGGTACAACCAGCCAGCCTTTCAGGATGTAGAGCGCTGCAGAACCAGCGCTCCCCATAACCAGCCAGGCGAGGCACGAGATACCGAACCGATAGCGTGCTTCCCCCCGCTGGTAGGTGAAGAGCCGGAGGAACATACCGACGCAAAGCCAGAACGTCGCTTGCGTCAGCAGCAATTGCACCAGATGGTTACCCATCTTGGCCTCCTATTGCGCCAGGTCCTGCCTTACCTCGCCGGAGCAACCACAGAGAAACAGTCACCACCAGCAGCGCCGCGACAAAGGCAGCCAGACCCGAATAGTGGAACGGCCGGTATCCGTATACATCAACGTCCTTGATTGCCGGCGCGGTCATATAGCCCATGACGAACGAGATCAGCAGAAACAGCACCCGCTGCCAGGTCGGATATTCCTTGTTCGTCGTCGAATACAGCAGAGCGCCGAACAGCGCGCCCACAGCAGCGGCCCCATCGATGCCGGCCAGATACCCGGCCAGACCGATACCAGCGGCACCGGCCACAACAGCGGAAGCAGTCGTGCTCGCTGGTTCTCCCATCGCTAGAACTCCTCAGCCGGCGGCAGAAAAGAGAAAGCCCCTCGAGCGAGGGGCTTTCAGGGTGACCCGGGCGGGGAAGCTCCGGGGCGGTTTGCACAGCACGTGCATCACTCGATGCCGGACCGCCTTGGCGGATCTCGAACACCATGGCGGCTTTGTACCCCCCGAACGGAAAAACCGAAAGGGGGGAATTATCGGTTATCCTGACACGGGCTGACGGGGGCTCGCGGGGGCTGACGGGGGAGCAATTGCCGACGAACGGTATTCACCATTTACCCCGCGTACGGCTTTGCCACGCCGTGCAGCAGTGCGCCGCCGCTCGACCTTCCGGAGCGCCTTGATCGCCTCCAGCGTGCCGGCATGCCGGCGGATCAGTTCGCACAACACCAGTTCATGGAGGCGCTGCACCCAGTTGCGATAGGTACGGTCGGTGATTTCCCCGACCTCAAGTGCCGCGATCTGCTGTTTGACGGTGCGCGGAGGACAACTCAGATAGCGCAAGCGCGCCAAGCGCGCGAGACATGCACCTTCCTCCCCTCGCCGTTCGATCGCATCTATGCATGCCTGAACCTCGCGCGCACGATGATCGACGGAGGTTCCACCGAGCAACACACGCGAACCAGGCTCGCCGCGCGGCGGCGCGCCCTGCCACTCAATCAAACCCGCCAGGCTGCTGGATATGGAACTGCATCCCACCCCATTACGGCCGATCTGCGCACTCCAATGCCGCATCAACACTTCGATCTCTTCAATCATCGCCCCTCTCCCCGCCTGAAACCTCAACCCAACACAAAAACGCCATACCCAACACACACCCAACACACTTAAAACTCAATAGAATCAATGAGCTAGATAAACGTGTGTCGGGTGTGTTGGGTGTGTTGGGTTTTTCCAGCCCTCGCGTAGGAAAAAAAGCAGCGCGCCGCACCATGATCTTGGTGCATTTTTTTATTCGCACGCACGCGCCCGCGCGCGTAAACCCAACACACCCAACACACACACCCAGAGGCCCCGAGTTTCGCGGCCTCACGCTGTGTTGGGTTCGCAAAACAACCCAACACATACCCAACACACCCAACACACTTCCGGGCAGATTCACGTCGCGTGCCCCTTCACATGGTCCCAACTGTCCACGTTCCAGCCCGCTAGCTTGGCTCGCGCCCGCCACTCGACCACGTGCGCACCCAGCGCGGCCGAGGAAGGGGATGGGGGGCAGGAAGGACTCCGGGTCCTCAGGGAAGAAGAACGCCGCGAACCGACGGTTGCTGCCGTCCGTCCAGGGAATTGGCCTGGTCTTCTCGATACTTGCCGTGCTGATGAACAGACTGAACTTCGTGTGGCTTATCGAATGCTCCTTGTTCTGCTGGCACCACTCCAGAAACAGCGCGTAGAGATCTTTGCTCATGCATGCCCCCCACAGCCCGTGCCCGAGTTCACCGCTGCGCCAGAGGTGTACGAACGTCTGCCAGGTGGACCTACTCAAGGCCACCAGGCGTTCGCGCGCCGGCGTGCTCGGTGGCTTGGTCTGTGGGTCGAAGTCGCCTAAGTCCTGGGCCAGCAGCCAGGCATATAGCGCTTCGACGCCGCCATTGGCCAACTCGTGCTTGATCGCCTTCTGCCTGGCCTCCGGCAGCTTTTCCTCGGGCCACATGACCAAGAACCGCCGATCACCCTCGCTGATTGGCCAGGGCATGATTTCGTTGGAAAGGAACACAGCGTTCATGTGGCTGGCTTCTTCCCAGCCGTTCACGAACTTGCTCTCGATGCGCACGGTCTGACCGGTGATCAACTGCTTGATCTTGCCGACCTGGTTGTAGCGCTGGTCCCGGCTGACCACTTCCTCGAACACCGCCCACAACTTGCCGCTCTGCCAGGCATTGAAGTTCCCCTCAAGCTGGGTCTGCCCAACCGTGGCGGAATACTGACCATACAGGCGTCCCATCACGACGGAGAACAAGAGGCTCTTGCCTGACCCCTCCATCGTCGAGTGCATCAGCACCGCCGTGTCCATCTTCGCGCCGGTGTGCTGCAGCGGATACGCAAGCCAGCGCACCAGCCACTGCATGGAGTCCTCAGCGTGGTTGCACAGAAAGGCGATCAGCCAGCGGAGGTTCTCGCACGCCGCATCATCGCGCTTGGGCTCCAGCGGCAGGCCCTCGAACGTGTTGATGCATGTCTTGGTGTCGCACGTCATCGTCGGGTCAAAGACAATGTCGGCAACGTCTACCACCCGGCGCTCCGGGCTGTTGAGCCAGAGCGAGTAGGCATCGCCCAGGGCCATCTTCACTGCGCCCTCGGGCACACGCCGTTTCTTCGCCAGGTCCCACACGTCCTTGGTGCCATCGATGTAGACGTAGCGCACCGCTGGAGGCATGCTCATCGGCCCGACAGCCTTTCCGGCCATGGACCGGGCTCGCTCGATCTCCTTGACCTGCTCTTCGCTGATGCGCTTTTTCTTCTTCTCGTCGGTAACCTCCGACCACTCCTTGAAAACCTTCTGGCCCACCAGGGCGACGAAGGCGGTCTTCTTCATCTTCATCGCCTTGTCGATGTCCCACACGTGGGTTGTCCCCTCGACCAGGGCGTAGCGCCGCAGCGCCTTGGCCAGAGTCAGGCCCTCCCCCGCCCCCCTGTCACCTGCGGCGTCGCCGTCGGCATCCACGTCTTCGACCGATGGGGAGCGGGGAAGCTCCTTGGCCGGGCTGGGGGGCGGCTCATCGCCGCTAAGCATCTGATCGAACTGCTCCAGCGCCTCGCGAACACTGGGTGCTCTGGACTCGCGCTCGATGCCCAGTAGGCGCGCCGCGGCCTTGACCGCCTCGCCCTGGTTGCCGTTGTGGTCGAGGATGCAGAACACGTCGAACGCGTCGTTCTGGTGGCCGTTGGCGAGAGGGTCTGAGCCATGGTGTGAATACACCCGCCCCTCGCTGACCGTGACGCCCGGCAAGCCGGTGCTGCTCTGCGGACACAGCCACTTCTTCCCACGCTTGAGGTAGCCATGCGCCTCGAGCAATGCCTCGACATCGTGTGCCCGGTTGAAGGCATCGATAACCGACCCAGCGCTACCAGCCGGAGCCAGCCGCTTCGGTTTGGTAACCTTCTTCGGTTTCTGCACCGGCGCCCAAGGGCATGCCGCCTCGGCGTCACGCTTGAAGATGTCCCAGTTCTTCCAGATGTTCAGCAGGTTGTCCGGCAATACCGGTAGCCCCTCACCCTTTGGCGGGTTGCGCCAGGTGTACGGTCGCCCGGTGCCAGGATGGATGGAGGGTGGCAGGACGTCCTGCACTAGGCCTGCGCGCAGCTCGAACACGGTGAAGCGCTTCAGGCTGTCGGCCAGCACCTGCATCTTTGTCTGCTGCTCGGCATCCCCCTTCTCTTTCGCTGCGAGGATCGCCGCCTGCGCGAGCTTGAACTTGGAGCCGTCCGGGTCCTTCTCGTTGGGCCAGCTCAGTGAGTGCCGACTCAGCTCAACCCCATCCGGCACCTGGAACAGAATTCGGAAGCGCTCCGGATTCCCTACCACGGTGGGGTAGGCTACCGGCAACGCATCCAGATCCAACCCGAGGCAGTCCCACAGCACCTGGCGAGTGGATGGGACGTCGTCGACGTCCAGCGAGCAAACACGACTGGGGCCGAGTACAGCCCCCATGTTGTGCTTCGGATGCTTGGACCAGAAAGCCTCAGCCTGGGCAGCATCGGTGTAGTAACCACCTGGCCTCTGCCAGGCCTTGCCCTTGGGGATCTTGTTCCCCGGTTCGATGACTACCAGCGCGATGCCTTGTTCGACATACCAGCGAGCCCACTCGCTACGTAGACTATCTTCGCCAGGCCTCATACCGCCCCCGACTTAGTCTGCAAGCGGTATCCACGACGCACCTCCCTGCGCTGCTGGCACTCAACGCAGCAATCACACCCAGGCACCGCCAGGCGGCGCGCTGGTGGGATCTCGCTGCCGCAGTCATCGCAGATCGTCGCGCTGATACTGTACGCCGGCGCCGGACGGGGTCGAGAAGCGAGCGCCGCCTGCAAATGGAACTCCTCCAGTTCGGAGGCGCGATCGAGGATGTCACCCATTGGCTCTATCCTCCAGATCCTGCTCCATTGCCTGGCGGGCGCCGGCCATGATGCCCAGGACAGCCCGAATCACATTCGCACCGTGGTACTCCAGATCGGCGACCTCGACGGGCTCCCAGCGGTTGTCATCCGCACCTTTATGCAGACTGGCAACAAACTCGCCTTCGCGCTGCAGCAAATCCCCGACCGCCTTCAGGGCGGAAGCCGTGGCATTGACCGCCTCAGGCCGATACCAGACAGCACCGGCCGGGCGCATCAGTGCGTCCAGCAGGCGTGGATCCTTGGTCAGGCGGATGATGTCTTCGAGTTCGTCGGGGGTGGGCCACCGGCGTTCCTCGTCAAGCTTCAGTTTCTTCTGCAGGTCCTCATAGGGCAGAACCATGTCGTGGGCCAGGGAGGTCAAGCCTCCCTTGTAGTCGCGCCCTGCGCGGTATAGCGCCTGGCGGAGATCGAATACCGGACCGGCGTCCGGCAGCAGGTCTTTCCGGCTCATAACCGTAAATACTCCTTTTACGGTGTAGCCATCGAGCGGGGCTCGCCCTACTCTATGACCACGACCGATGCAATGTGCTGTGTCGTCGTACGCCGGGCCCAGGGTGTAGAGGCCCTGTCCGGCACCCGGCCGGCGCGGGTGTAGAGGCCCGCGCCGGCCAACCTTTTCTGTATTCACCTCCCTCTTCTTTTCGCAAGGAACTGCGTATGCCCTCCAAGAAGCCTCAGACAATCACCGTCGGAATGCTCCGGGAGCATCTCGCCGTCTACCCCGATCACTACGAAGTCGACTTCAGCGGCCTAGAGTTCTACCGCCTAAAACAGCGCGGCCCCGAACTGGTCCAGGTCGAATTCAGCGAGCAGGTGTACAGGGACAAAACAGGGCGCGTGGTGGTTGAGAGCCTCGAATGAGGTAGCCAGCTACTTCCAAGGCCTTCTCCACCGGGACGGCGCGATAGCTTTCGAAGGCCTCCCCTTTGTGCCGTGCCGTGACCATGACCAGGCCGTCATCGAGGTGGCGCATCACCACCTCCAGGCCGGGGGCCACACCGAAGTTATCCGCGAATATGTCCATACGCTCCCCTGCATCCGATGAATATTTCATGCCGCTCGCTGCTTCCCGCGGAGATAGGCCCAGTCGATGTCAGGCCTGGTCTCTTCGCATGCCACAACACCGCCAGTCTCCCTATCGAGATCAATTGCCAGGGCGGCATTCGCCCGACGATGCCCGTAAGCCACCTGGGTCAGTTGCCCCACAGTCGTCCCACAACGGGCCGCAAGCGCTGCCTTTGCGTCTTTACTCAGGGGCTTGAGGTAGTCGAGTAGTTTCATGGTCCCTCCTGCCGCAAAGATTAGCGTCCGCTAACGAATATAGCAACAAGGGATTAGCAGCCATCAATTTACAAAACGCTAACACTTGGCGAACCTTGGCCCATGGACATCAACAAGCTCAGAATCCGCGCCCTTGGCGCCCTCATCGGCGATCAGAAGACCAAGGATTTTGCTGAGAAGCACAACCTTGACGCTTCCTACATCTCGCAACTGCTGAATGGCCATCGCCCGATGGGCGAGAAAGCCGCACGAAACCTAGAGGCAAAGATTGGCCTAGCACCGAACTCTCTTGTGATGCCAACCCAATTCCCGGACGTGCATCGGGCTCAAGGGAAAGACCTACCGGTGAGCAACCTGGAAGAGGAAGCCCTACCGGTGCTGAAAGGAAGCGTCCCAGTAGTAGGGAAAGCTAAGTTGGGTGTAGATGGATACTTCGAGGCCCTAGACTATCCAGTGGGCCATGGCGACGGCAGCATCTTAATCAGCAGCACCGATCCCAATGCCTATGCGCTGCAGGTTGTCGGGCATAGCATGCACCCGAGAATCAAGCACAAAGAGTATGTGATGATCGAGCCAAACCGCTCCTTTGCGCCAGGCGACGAAGTGCTGGTTAAGACAGTTGATGGCCGCGCAATGATCAAGGAATACAGCTACCGCCGAGAGGGCACTTGGCGCTTCGACAGCGTGAACCCCAACGAATCTCCCGTCTTCCTGGAAGACGACGAGATCGTCCATGTCCATTTCGTTGGAGCGATAGTCAAGTCCTCACGCTTTATTCCCTCCGCCTGACAAAAAATTTAGCATTCTGTATTGCTAATGTAATTAGCTGTAGCTAATCTGTGTTTCGTACCCACCCTCTACCTTGGAGTACGAGACATGCAATCGGCACAGCACACGCCCAAAGCCCGCTGCCCGGTGTACCTACACCCGGCAGCGGCCACCAGCCCCGCCACTGTTGAGGCCATCCAGGCCCGCACCGGGCTGCTGGTGATCATCAGCACCTCCCAGCGCGCCTGTCTCTACCAGCCGCGCCCTGTCGCCCCCAGCACGGATGCCGACAGCGGCCCGTGGGGAGGTGCTGCATGAACAAGCCCACCATTGAGGAACTACTGCTGCAGATCCTCTCCACCTGCCTGCTGATCGACAGCCAGGGCAAGTGGAAGGCCACCTTCTATCTGTCCTGCATCGACGCGGACGTCTCCGTTTCAATCCACCGGGCCGACGACACCACGCCGTTGGGAGCCCGAGTTGCCCATGCCTACGAGTACGCCTTCATCGGCGCCGACACCCGTGGCCGTCGCAGGAACCTCACGGAGGACGAATCCCGGCAGAACCTGTCGATGCTCCTGACCTTCACCCAGCGCTACCTCAGCATGGAGGCCGCGGCATGAAGCCCTTCCTGATCGGCCTCACTGGCCGCGCTCGCTCCGGCAAAGACACTGCGGCGAACTACCTCGCCGCCCAGTTCGGCCTGCTGGTCTATGCCCTAGCCTCACCGCTGAAGCTGGCCCTGCTCGACATGCTGAACTTGCCCGGGTCCGCCCTGGAGGGTCCGGCGAAGGAACAGCCGCTGCCTTGGCTGGGCAAGTCGCCGCGCGAACTGATGCAACTGCTGGGCACTGAGTGGGGCCGCAACTTAGTGCATCCGCAGCTCTGGCTGATGCTGGCCGACATGAACCTATCCAACCACCTGGAGGCGATGCCTCAGGCCCAGGGGTTCGTCATCAGCGACGTGCGCTTCGACAACGAGGCGGACTGGATCCGCGCCAAGGGCGGCGTAGTCGTCCATCTGCATCGACAGGATACCGCCGAAGTCGCCGCGCACAGTAGCGAGTCGGGCATCACAGCGGGGGCACACGACCTGTTCATCAGCAACGACGGCAGTCTGAATGATCTCTACCAGACGCTGGACGAAGTGATGGCACTGCTCCAACTCCGCGCAAAGAACGCAGCCTGAGAGGGCCCGCCATGAACCGGGATATCCGCCATGCAGCTGCCGCCCTCGGCGTCAGCGAACGGGACCTGCGCAACCACCTGCGGCAGCACAAGGACCTGAACCAGGACGGCACCCTGGCGGCCAAGCACATCGGCCAGGGCCACCTGTTCATGGATCCGCGCTCGCGCTGGAACCCGCGACTGGGCCAGTACACCCACTACAGCGTGGTGATGGTCACCGAGGCTGGAATCGCCTACCTGGCCAAGCGCCTCGGCGTGTCCATCACCGTCACCCAGCACAAGGACGACGTGGCATGACTCCGAAACCGAACCCCATCGCCGACGCCGTCGGCACGCTCAAGCTGGTCGGCATGCACTTCGCGGCACCGACTGCCTACCCGGCCGACGCTCTACAGGCCGCCGCGGCAGAGTGCATCGACCGCCTGGACACCCAGCCCCAGGAAGTAACTCAACTGGCGCTCCTCTATACCGCCTTGGTGGCCATCACCCCGCGCGGCTGGCTACCCCACGTCACGCTCACCAACGACGAAGTGCGCCCTTACGGCGCCATAGTCACCGACGCGGCGGGCAACATCGCCGCTAGCGGCCTCGGCAAGACAGTCAACGGCCTAGTCGCCTTGGTGTCGGCTCGCCTACCAGCGGGGCGCGGGGAGGCGCTATGACGACACTTGAGCAGCTCTACCAGCAGTGGGGTACAGCAACGCTCACCCTCGCCCAGGTCCGGGCAGCGTACTTCCCACACCTGAAGACCGATAAACGCCTGCGGGCTCTGATCAAGAGCGGGGAGGTGGCACTGGTCACCCGCAAGCTCACGACGTCCCGACTGGAGGAGCCGCTGGTGTACCTGACGGACCTGGCCGAGTTCCTCGACGCTAAGGGCGTCAAGGCAGCCTGATCGACGCGCCCCGGCGCAACCGGGTGAAACGACAGGGAGGAGTGGCAGCCATGTAGACATCCCAACCGGGGCAGGTCAGCCCAACTGGCCGAGCTCGACCAGCAGTCACATATGGCGGCGTATGTGAAACCGGAAGGCCTGGAGACGGGCCTTCCCCAGGGCGCTTTCGACGAGAGCGTCCTGGGGAATACCAACCACCACCAACGAGGCACAGCACATGAAAAAGACCGACGTGAACGACTTCTTCAGCTCGCTGAATGCGGGCGTCTTCGCCAACCAGATCGGCACGGCCCTCTCCGACGTCGGCTCCGGCGTGGTCGAGTTCGGCAAGAAAGGCAAAGTCGTCATCACCTTGGAGCTCAGTCAGATCGGCGAATCCAACCAGGTAAAGATCAACCACAAACTCGACTACAAGGTGCCCACCAAGCGCGGCAGTCGCAGCGAAGACACCGCGCTGGACACCCCGATGTACGTCACCCCTAACGGCCTGGAGCTATTCCAGACCAACCCGACCGACCAGTTGTTCAACCGCCAGCAGGCACCGGTCGTCCCCCAGGACGCTTAACCCGTCCACACCCCACAACCTCTACTACATCAAGGAACACAGCACATGAAAGAAGCACTGCAACTGGTCCTCGCCAACGCCATCGCTGCCGCAGGCACCCGTATCACCGGCTCGGCCGGCGCCATGGCGGTTGTCCCGGAGGGCTTCAAGCTCCAAAGCCTGGAACGGCTGGAAGCGCACCGCAACCGTTTCCGTGGTGCCCTGACCACCTCCTCGCTCGCAGATTTCGTAACCTACGTGAACGAGCGCGCCGGAGAAGAGGCTCGCGGCTTCGTCGACAAGGACAGCATGTCCTGCCGGGTGATCTTCAACCTGGGTGATACCGAACTGGCCGGGCACGCCGACGATATCGCCACCTTGGCGCTGCAGCCCACGGCCGCTTATGCCGCTCTGCAAGACATCGCTGGCCAGCGTCTGTCGCAGAAGGACCTGGCTGAGTGGATGGAAGACTGGCGCGACTTCCTGAAGGCGATCTCCCCGGATGATCAGGAAATGCCCCTGGTCCAGGCCATCGCGGCAGTACGCAACATCACCATCAAGGCTTCCAGCGAGCGCACCAGCGTTGAGGGCAACTTCAATGCGTCGCGCAGCGCCATGGACCAGATCGAGGCTGCCAGCCAGGACACGCTGCCGGCCTCGCTGATCTTCACCTGCCTGCCCTACGACGGCCTGCCGCTGCGCAGTTTCGTCCTGCGCCTGTCAGTGCTGACTGGCGAAGCCAAACCGGTAATCAAGCCTCGCTGGGTAGCTGAACAGCAGGTGCGAGAGGAAATCGCGCAGGAGTTCAAGGACATGCTCGCTACCGACATCACCTCCACCGATCTGACCATCGGCACCTTCAAGGTCGGCGAATAACTCCTACCACGCAGCACCCCGCCGCCGGCCTCTACACCGGCGGCGGGCTATACGAGGACACAGCACATGCCTATCACCTATCAGTTCATCATCGGCGGACTGGCTCTCGCCTGCGCCGCGGTTCTGTTCTTCGCACTCCGCGCCTCTCGCGCCGCCTATGCCAATGGCTACAACTCCGGCCACGACGATGCATCCAGAGCCTGCGAACTCCGCATCGAAGACCAGCAGGTCCACATTCGAGCTCTCCAGGCCGACGTGGGCGCGATGCAGGCGAAACACATCAACGATCGTGCAGCACTGCTTCTGCAGGCCGACCAGATCCTGGACAGGAACAACGCCCGTACCCAGTACGCTCAGTTTCAGCCAGGCGACGGAGACACCCTCACCACCTCCGCGAAGCTGCTCCGCCTGGCCGGAGACGTGTTCGCCCGCCTGCACGCTAACGACAAGGCTGAAGAGGCCCACGCCGCGCAGGAAGCAATCCGCGCGTTGCTCCAGCGCATCCCGGCCGCACTCGCCGCTGAAGTGCCCCCGCCGCTTGATACGAAGCTGTTTGACTTCCTCGAGCAGCATGCAACCGGCTCCGCAGACTTCGGCACCTTCACCTTGAGCTTCGAGGTCGGCGATACCTTCCGGGGCACCAGGACGATCCGCGAGGCCGTCACCTACGCCTTGGTCAAGGCCGAGGAGTCCGAGGCACCTGGGGGCCAACCTGCCGCACGCCAAGTCGACAGACAGACTCTCCGCCTGGGAGGCGGTGGACCTCGACTACACCGGCGACACCGCGCCGATGTGCATGTGAGGTGACCCATGACCTGGATTCTCACCTACACCGGCAAGCGCTTCGACCTATTCGAGCCCAAGCCGGAAATGATCGATCCGCGGGATATCTCCCACGCCCTGGCCCACTGCTGCCGGTTCAACGGCCACGTGTCCCAGCACTACAGCGTTGCCCAGCACAGCTACCTGGTGGCAGACCTGGTGCCGAGCACCGACTGCCTGTCCGCCCTGCTGCATGACGCCACCGAGTCCTACGTCGGTGACATGGTCCGGCCGCTCAAGAAGCAGATACATGCCTACCGCGAAGTCGAGGACCACATCTGGGAAGCCATCTGCACCCGGTTCGACCTGGACAAGGAACTGCCGGAGTCAGTCAAGCACGCCGACCTGGTGGCGCTGGCCACCGAGCGCCGCGACCTGATGCCTGCCGACCCCGCCGAGTGGGCCTGCCTGAACGGTATCCAGCCCTTGGCGGCACGCATCAAGCCCTGGTCCATCGAAGAAGCCAGCACCCGCTTCCACTACCGCCTGATGGATCTGCTCTCCATCACCCATCGCACCGCGAATGCCTGAGGAAATGAAACATGAACGCACTGACCAGCATCGCCCTGCCAACCGTCCTCGGCACCCCGTTCGAGGGCGGCTTCTACATGGGCCAGTACCAGATTCAGGGCGAGCGCTTCGCCCTCATCCGCGCACCCAAAGCACTGGGCTTCCACGCTCCCATCCACTGAGGTGAGTACGGACTGCTGATCCCGGACGCCGATAGCTTCGTGGACGGCCTGGCCAACACCAAGGCCATGGCCGAAGCCGGCTCGAAACTGGCCGCCTGGGCGCTCGGCCTTTCGATTGGCGGCCACAACGACTGGTATCTCGGCGCCCGCGACGAGAACGAAATGATCTATCGGGTCTGCAAGCCCACCACCGATGAGAACTGGTGCAGCTTCCGCGATGGCGACAACCCCAGCAGCTTGCCGCCGGGCTACCCGTACACCGCCGTGGCGCCCGGGCAGAGCCCCATTGCCATCTTCCAGGATGGCGGCGAGGAGGCGCTGGAGGCCCGCAGTTATTGGACCAGTACGCAGAACGGCCCGGACGACGCGTGGGTCCAGTACTTCGTCGGTGGCTACCAGTACGACGGCGGCAAGGACTTCGCACGGCCCGCTTTCGCCGTCCGCAGAATCAAAGTCACCCCTTGACCACTTCGCTTTCCTGCCGCGCGCCCCGCGCGCGGTCGGCTCAAATTTTTGAGGACTAGACCATGCAGAACGAAATCACTCTGGCAATCGGCGACACCACGCTCATCACCACCAACGCCCTGCTCGCCCGCCACACCTTGGAACAGGAAACAGGCCTGATACCCAGCGGCAGCATCCAGGGCAACTTGATCACTCTCGATGCCCACCTCACTCCGCCCGCTATCGGCCAGCACTGGCACGGCCAGGGCGGCACTTACGTCGGCGTGATGCGTGGCGAAAATGGCGAACCGGATTACCACCTTATCGCCCCGAAGCATGCACAGATCGACTCGATCACCTACGGCGGCCGCGGCTACCGGGTCACCGGCGCAGATCACATCCGCGACGGCCTGGCCAACACCCGTGCGTTGACCGCTCATGATATCGATCACCCTGCTGCGCTATGGGCCACCGAGCAGGAAGCTGAAGGACACACGGATCTCTACCTGCCGTCCCGCGCAGAGGCGTACCTGTGCTGGGCACACATCCCTGAACAGTTTCAGGGCAAGGGCTGGTGCCTCACCAGCACGCAGTACGGCCCGAACTACGCGTGGCTCCAGTACTTCGACGATGGCACCCAGAGCAACGGCGTCAAGGGCAACGCACGGCCCGCTTTCGCCGTCCGCAGAATCCTCATCCCTTCACCACTTAATGCTCTGAACAACTGCGCGCGCAGCGCGCAGTAAGCGAGTTTTCCAGCATGGCCATCGCCCAACACCTGCCGATCTACAAACGCGCCGGAGAACTGGCCCGGCTTGTAGCCGACCTCTCCAAAGGGTGGCGCCGCGACTTCAAGCGCACCCTCGGGGAAAAGGTGCTCAACGAGTGCATCGACGTGTCGATCCTGATCTTCCGCGCCAACACGGCCGGCGGCCAGGAACGGGTAGCGCACATTCAGCTGATCCTGGAACGCATCCAGGTCGTCGAACTGATGCTGCGCCTCTCGGTCGACCTCGGGCTGCTCAGCGGAGCCCAGCACGGCCGAGCCATTGAAATCACCGACGACATAGGCCGGCAGGCCACTGGGTGGAAACGAAATGCCGCCGCATCGCCAGCCGTGTGAGCGCCACGGCCCTCACACCAGCGCGATTTTGATTCTGGTCGTGCCGCTGGCTCACAAGGCCACCGTCATGCGCACCAGGGGAACCGCCGGGCATCGTCCCGGCAGGCCCTGCGCAGTCTCGCCACTGATCGGCCTCGGCCTTCGGCAGCGCGACGTAGATAGCACGACCTGGCGCAGAACGGCCCGAACAACGCGTGGATCCAGAACTTCGACGATGGCAACCAGAACAACGACGACAAGGACAACGCACGGCCCGCTTTCGCCGTCCGCAGCATCGAACGGCAACACCGGCGGCCATGCTGGATTTTCTATCGAGGCACTCATGCAGGCCTATTACGACTGCCGGCGCAGCAAGCGCAACAGCAAGTCGGCCCTTGCATTCGAGTTCAACCTGGAGCGCAACATCATGCAACTCCACCATGAGCTGAACACCGGCGCCTACCAACCCGGCGCCTCCATCTGCTTTGTCGTGACCCACCCGAAGCACCGCGAGGTGTGGGCCGCCGACTTCAGAGACAGAATCGTCCACCACCTGCTGTACAACCACATCGGCCCGCGCATCGAGCGCTCCTTCATTGTTGATAGCTGTGCCTGCATCAAGGGCCGCGGCACACTCTATGGCGCCCAGCGCCTGGAGAAGAAGGTGCGCAGCATCACCCGCAACTGGAAACGCCGCGCCTTCTACCTGAAGTGCGACCTGTCCAATTTCTTCATCTCCCTCGACAAGCGGGTGCTCGAGCAGCAACTGATCGCGCGCATCCCCGAGCCAACCTGGCGGGCACTTGCCCTACAGATCCTCTGGCACGACCCACGCACCAACTACGAAACCCGCAGCCCCACCCGCTTGCTGAATCGCGTGCCGCAGCACAAGCGGCTCACCGCCCAGCCGGCGTACCTGGGCCTGCCTATCGGCAACCTGTCGTCACAGTTCTTCGCCAACGTGCACCTCGACGCTCTGGACCAGTTCGTGAAACACCAGCTGCGCGTGAAGCACTACATCCGTTACGTCGATGACTTCGTTCTGCTGGCCGAGTCTCCCCAACAGCTGAATGCCTGGCACAACCAGATCGAGGCATTCCTGGCCGACACGTTACATGCCCGACTCAACCCTGCGAAGACCGTGCTCCAGCCCATCGCCCGCGGGATCGATTTCGTTGGCCAGGTGATCCTTCCGCACCGCCGCGTCACACGCCCGCGCACCGTGGAAACTGCCCTGCGCCAGGTAAGCGCCGCGCCGGGGGAACAGCTGCGCGAAACCGCCAACAGCTACTTCGGCCTGCTGGACCAGGCCAGCCACAGCCACAACGCCCGCCGGAGGCTGGCCAGGATCGTGCAGAAGCGCGGCCGCTCTGTCTCCGCAAACCTGCGCAAGACGTTCAAGGAGGCAGCATGAGCCAGAAGACCCAACAAGACAGCCTGCCCATCGCCGAGGCGGAGCGGCCGGAACTGTGGGCTGTACATGCCCAAGGGCCGGACGAACTGTACGCAGCATTCAGCCGCGAAGACGCCGACAAGCACGCGGCCGACCTGAATGCCCTGCCGATGCCAGAGGGAATTACGGTCGACGCAGTGGTTGTTCCGTCCCCATGGCCGGCTGCCGAGCACTGGCAATACCTGGCCGAACAGGAGCGAGACCACAAGAACGAAATCGCCGTGCGCCTGCGCCAGTTCGAGCGTATCTGCGAAGGGCTGCCGCAAGACGCCATCGATGGTGGCTGGACCGTGCAAGGCATTCGCGGCTATGCCAAGCGCTTGGAGGATCAACTGAAAGTCGCCCAGGCCGAAGTCGAAGCACTGCGGGCGGAGCTTCAATCTCAGCGAGAGCGCAACACCGAGCTGATCTTCAAGCTCGGTAGCGCAACGAACGGCTGGGGGCGCTGCGAAAAAGAGCGAGACGCCGCCAACGAGCGCGCCGACGCCCTCGAACACCGCATGATGGGCATGATGGACGGCTACCTGTCTGTTGGTATCGACCAACTGGAGCAAGAGCGCGACGCCGCCCTGGCCAGGTGCGCGGAGTTGGAAGCCGAACTAGCTATGGCAAACGACGCGGCCGCAAAAGGCGATGCTGCGCGCCATCAGTGCGCTGGAATGGAAATGGAGATTAAGGAACTGCGAGGCGCTGCCGACCACTGGGAAGCTGAATCCAGGGCGCTCCAGAAACTGCGCGACGCTGCCCTGGCCAGGGTCAAAGCACTCGAAGCCCTGGTCGCCGCGCGCATCAAGGATGTTCCCGTAGATGCTTCGGTAATCGCCCTGGTCGGCGACTTCAACGAAGAGCAGGTTCACGAATGCAAGCGGTTCCATGACGCTATTCGGGCGCAGTGCAACCCCGAGGCAATTGTGGTTTTCCTAAGCTCTACGAATGACATCCAAGCAGTGGACGAAGCTGCCATGTGCTCAGCTGGTTGGGCCCGCACCGACGCCCCAGTAACCCAGACTCAGTCCGGCGACCACTCGGAACTGCGCCGAATTGCTGTCGCACTCAAGAACCCGCTACTCAGCGGAGATGAGGCCTCGGACCTGATGGTGCGTTACGAGGCGCTGACCATGCCTGACCACATCATCGCGTTGATCGACAACCAGGCTCAGCACAGCGTGCCGTTAAATGCCGCCGCTCTGGTAGCGGCCGAAGGAAGGAAATACTCGCTCAACGCTGCCGGCATGTTTGACTCCGGTGCCCCGGAGCACGCCCAGACCTTTGCCATCGTTCAGTTGCTGTCCGAGTTCGATGACGAAGAGGCGGAAAGCCACTGGGAAGCGATCATGGCCTATTCCGATCTTCGCACCAGTGACGCGCTGTGGCGTGCTGCCGAACTGCTCACCGCCTCGCCCGGCAATGAGGTGCCGAAGGCCTGGCTCGTCGGCCAGACCGAGCGCCGCATGTTCAAGGGGGCGAAATGAGCACCCGCAAGCCCCACAACATGCGCGCCCGCCTCGAGCGCAACTGCCGGGCACTGGTGCGCACCAACCACGCCGCCGTGATCAACATCGATCCAGCCGGCGACCAGCACCTAGTGAACTGGAAAACCGGCAGGCTGATTAAGTCGCACCCCATGGTTGACGCGGTGTGCGACTTCACCCATCCCTGGTGCATCTACATCAGCGCCCTGTGCATCGACCAGTTCGGCAAGCGCTACATCAAGAGCACCGAGGTGGCGCCACAAGGCGTCTACCTCGCCGACCAGCTAACCGACGTGATAGAGGCCTTCTACCGCGAACACCTCGCCAGCTGTAATTCGAAGCACATCGTCAGCTCCGGCTGGATTGCAATTCCCGACAGCGTGACCCTGGACGAAGCCCAGGCCGCCCGCATCTATGACGCTGTCGGCGCCTGGCCCTCGCCAGTCGCCGCCTGAGCAGGAGAACGCGATCATGAGCAGCAATGTCGCCGGCATCCTAGACTTCGAGGATCTTCAGCAGGTCACCGGCTACGTGCGCCGCGCCGATGTCGAGCGCGTGCTGCGTGAGCAGGGCATCAAGATTTTCCACGGCCGCAAGGGCCCATGGACCACCACAGAACTGATCAACCATGCCGCGGGCCTCGCCGCAGGCAACCAGGAACACTACGGACCAGACATACTCAGATGAGACGCGGAAGAAAACGCCAGGCAAACCCTCACATCCCTGCCCACATAGACCAAGCTTCTCTGCCGAAGGACGTCTATTTCGACCACCGCGGCGCCGGCTGCTGGTACCGGTTGAGCATGAACGAAGCCGGCCGCCGGGTACGCAAGAACCTGTGCGGCGCTACGGTCACCCTGGCCGAACTGCACCGCATCGTCGAAGAATTGCAGGGCATCGACCGTGACAGCCTGCGGTACCTGTGCGAGCAGTATCACGCCAGCATCAGGTTCACCAGCCTCGGCCAGAAGACCCAGGAAGACTACAGCTACAGCCGCGACGTGCTGCTTGGCGTACCGACCCAACTCGCCGGCAAGACGCTGGGCGACCTGGCCGTCCGCAAGTTCACCTCTCCCCTGGTCCAGCGCCTGATCGACAAGATCGCGGAGCAAGGCACGCCATCCAAGGCGGCCCACGCCCTGCGCTACCTGCGTCTGGTGCTGCAGTGGGGCAAGAACCGGGGCTTTGTCGACGAGAACGTCGCCAAAGGCATCGAGGCACCCAAAGAACGAAAGCGCCGCCGGCTGCCTGCGCCGGCTGCTATGACGCAGCTCATTCAGTTCGCCTATCAGCAGGGCCAACTGGTGCGCGGCCAGAAAGGCGCCTGCGCGCCCTACCTCTGGTATGTCATGGAGATCAGCTACTTGTGCCGCCTGCGCGGCATCGAGACAGTCACGCTCACCGACGCGAACGAAACAGAAGAAGGCGTGCTGACCAACCGCCGCAAGGGCAGCCGCGACAACATCGTCCGCTGGACACCGCGCCTACGCGCGGCCTGGGATGCAGCAAAGAAAGTCCGTGCTGACGTGTGGGAGAAGAAGCGCATGCCGGTACCGATCGCAGCGGATCAGCGCCGGCTGATCGTGGCAGCCCACGGCGGGCCACTCCGGAAGTCGAGCCTAGACACCGCCTGGCAGCGGTTCATCACCCAGGCCCTGGAGAAGAACATCATCACCGCCGAGGAGCGCTTCGGCATGCACGACCTTAAACGCCGCGGCATCACTGACACCCCCGGCACCCGGGGAGAAAAGCAGGAGGCCAGCGGCCACCGTGACGAGTCGATGCTGGACGTCTATGACTTCAGCGTACCTATAGTCGCCCCCTCGGGAGGCCCGAACGGGGGCGTACAATGATCGAAACACCCCGCATAGAATGCGGCCTGAACGACAGCAAGCGCGTACAAAGAAACGTCGTAAACCGTTGATTTTGCAATTAAGGGCGGATTACTTGTAATCAGTAGGTCCCGGGTTCGATTCCTGGTGCCGGCACCATCTAGATCAAGGATTCACGACGCATTCGGAGGCCAGCAGCAGGCCTCTACGTAACAAGCGACGTAACAAGACTAGCCGAGCTAGCGCGGTCGTCTGCGCCTTAGCAGACGTGGCAGAGAGAGCCAGCGCAGGTGACAGAGCGGCAGCAGACAGCCAGGTTCCAATACCCGCCCCGCCAGGCAACCCCTCGTTTTATGTTGACCCATCGAAATTTGGTAATTTTGGTAATTCGTTTTTAGAACAGCCATTTAATCCTTTAAATTCAATATCTTATAGAAGATTCTTAAAGGTAATAATAGGGTAATTTTGAGGTAATCGAATTACCTTTGTGCTGGGTAAGCTCGCCGATTTATAAATCCCTTATAAATCAATGGCTTACAAAAAAATTACCTTTCCAATTACCCTAAATTACCTTTCAAGGTAATTGCTGAAAGCCAGTAACCACGCGGCTTACAGCCCTCTTCGAACCCAAAATTACCGAAATTACCTTTTTCCGAGGGGTCAACAGAAAAACATCCCCAGGAAGGCCCCTTGCCGCCCTCAGAAAAGGGCCTCTGGTGCAGGGATTCGCAGGGATTTCCGAGTTCGGAAATCGGAAGGCAACGCCCAGCCTGGGCCGTTGGCGGCGCTGTGCAGAAGTGCAGAAAAAGAGGTCTATTTAGAGCGGAGGCGTGGCGGGGGGACGACTGCGCGCGCCAAATTGCGAGGCTGACACCTACAGAAATGCTCTTAGCGCCTTTTGTGACCAATGCTGCAGGAGGTTGCCTACCATCATGGTTTCTTGGCGAACTGGGCCGGCTCCAAGGGGCGAGCCAATCCGCGCGCCATCGACACCCCCACTCCTGGTAGCTTATGATTCGCGACCTTGACAGACAGGCTTATAGCGCCCATACAAGGGACAATCGCCTTGTCTGTGCAGGACGCAGATACAGAAGGGTAGGAATGTGAACATGCCGAATCCGCTTCATCAAGTACCGACAAAGCTGGGGCGGGAACCGCTAATTGATGCGGTTTTTGAGATGCGTTTCTCTTCAGGCGTCGCAGTGGGAAGTATATTGCCAGGCATTCTATTCAGCGCATTGCAAGGCAAAAAAAGCATAGAGCCTACTCCAATTATGTCTATGCCCAAAGAAGTTAGGGAAATGGACCCGAACTTGCGCTTTGCCCCGTTATTTAAGCTTGGCTGGGATAGATATTGGGTTTTTGTAGGCGACAACTCTTGCTCTGTTTCGAGCAAACTCCCCTATGCTGGATGGAGCAATCTAAGAAGCGCTATCTACGAAGTTATGTCCATAGCTTGCAGCTCCGGCTTAATTGACTCTGTCAATAGATACTCCATGAAGTACATTGACATTATTAGTCACGAATTAGACCTACCCGCCTCTGAGGTCTTCACGCTAAATTTAGGCATAGGTGATAAAACCACCATCAATGACTACGAGATTCGCGTCTCTTTTACGCAGAAAAATTTTGAACACTCTATAAGACTTATATCTGACGCCACGACTCAATTGATCGGCGAATCGAAGCCACGACAAGGAAAAGTAATTGACATAGACTCTTTCGCCAATATTGGCGGAGAGTCTGCAGAAATTTTCCTAGCTAAAATCATTGACCGTTCCGACGAAATTCATAAGGCAAGCAAAGAGATCTTCTTCGAGTGCCTTTCGGAAAGAGCATTGAACTGGTTGGAGCCAAGCTATGAGTAGTTATCAAGTTACCTCATCAGAGAAAGCCACTTGGACCATGATGATGCTGCTTGGCTTCACCGCTATACAACAGGCTACCCCTCCCACGCTAGAACCACTTCAAGGAATAGAAATGGCAAGCAATGGAGTTATACATAACAATTATACGAATTATACCTATGATTTTTCCTCATCGGTTAGCGCATCGTTGCATACGGATGAACACCTAAGCTTAGAAGCGGCGACATCTGCATTCTCCAGTAGGTTGGCATCGATGCAGGAACCTCTTGAGTACGAGTTCTCCAAAATACTGAGCGATAATTTTTTAGATCTTCTCGCATAAGAATCAGTAAATGGATATAGATACCTTCAAGGTTGAAGATTTTTTCCCGTACTATCTAACCCAGGAGCAGAAAACTGGATTAGCAGACGCGTTTAGACAATTTTCTCCAGACAGCAATATTTACACAGACCTGTTTGCCACTGAGATACTGCAGGGCGATTGCTGGGAGAACGTACCTTATTTTGATTACAATTCATCGCAAACAAGAAAAGTCAAGGGGGTCATACTCTCCAACTCATGCGACATCGACCAAGACAACAAAAGAGATCTCCCGGTAAATGTAACCTTTGCCCCGCTCGTATCTTTTGATAAATACAAAGCCGCCCTTGAAAACTCACAAAACCTTAGTAGAGAGTCAATAGACCAGAAGCTTAACGCCATTAAAGAACAAAGAATTACCAGCCTGATATTTTTCCCCGCAGGGGCTTCACTGCTAGAGGACTGCATTGCAGTATTAGACAGTGTGTTTTCGCTACCTTTAAAACTTTTTCTCCAAGAAAAACCCGAGCACAAAAACTTTACTCTGAATCAGCTTGGTCATTTCCTTTTTGCATTTAAACTGTCTATCCATTACTGCCGCCTTCATGAAGGGCTGCATCGTGAAGTCTGAAGAGAAAAACCATTAAACCTCACAACCTCTTCCCCGATCAGCTCATTGACCTGCTGCAGGCGCGCCTGCATTGGTTCCAGCTCCAGGCTGGCCCAGACCGCCGCCGCATCACTGATGGACCCGAACCCACCAGCGTTCTGCGGCACCACCCCCATCATTTGCGGATAGACCCGTAGACCGGCGAGCTGGTCGTCGCGGCTGATGTTCTTGATCGAGCCGAACTCGTCCTTGGCTGCGACCTCGCTGACCGGAATCAGTTGGATCCCCTCCTTCTTCCCGTTCGGCGCATAGACGAACAGGTTGCGGAAATTGCCCGGCCCCTTCGCGGTCTTCAGCGCCGTGCGCAGCGCGTCGATGTCTTCCTCGTTCTGTGCGGCGTCGGTCATGTAGAGGATGAATCCAGCGTGGCTGCCGTTGTTGTAGTACTTGCGCCGGAACAGGGTGGCCGACTCGTTCAGCAAAGCGCTCTGTAGGGCGCAGAACCACTCCGGCACCCCGTAGATTTCCTGGTTGATGTCGGCTTCGCGCAGCTGGATCACGCTACCCTTCTCGAATTCGTGCTCATCCTTCCAACTGCGCACCTGGTAGAACGTCTCCAGATCGGTGCCGCGGCGCATGTACTTGGCCAGCGGCGCCTGCAGCGGCATCCGCGTACCCAGGCGCGAACGAGGCTGCTCGAGGTAGGCCGAGCCGAATGTCAGCCAGTCCAGGGAGAACTGCTCGAATGTCGCCCGGCTGAGCAGGCGGTGCGGGATGAAGGTCTTGGCCAGCATGTTGCGCTTGAACTTCAGACCCGACTGCAGGTAAACGCTCGACCCCACCGCCTTGGCCAGCCCCTCCATGGAAAGCGGCGGCTCGTACCACCGCCCGTTCGACCAGCACTCGAGATAGTCGAGGATGCCTCGGCCGTCGAGCACCGGCATCGGGTCACCGAAGGTGAAGGCCTCGGCACGGCCGCCCTGACGCGGGATGAACTCGCCTTCCTGGGCGGATTGGACTGTAACCGGCTGCTGGCGGCGGTGGCTGCGACGTTTGCTCATCAGAAAATCTCCATGCGCCCGGTATTCGCGGGGGTCTGCCCCTCGAGCGGTTCGTTCTGCAATGCGTGGAATAGCGCCCAGGCCAGATCGGCGTGGCCGGTGTTGTCGTTGCGGCCGGCGGTGTATGTGAACTGGCGCCCACCGGCCGTGATGGTCTTGCGGATAGCCATCAGCGCCTGGGCCAGGTCGGTCCAGCCGGCGTCGAATTCGAGGCGGCCGTTCTTGATCACCGACCAGGCCTTCATGACCAACTGCGTCTTCACCTCGGGCGAGTAGCTGAAGGTGCGCACCCCCGGGAAGAACTGGCGCACCAGCTGCGCGACGCCAGACCCCATGCCGGTGGTGTCGACGCCGATGTAGGTGACCCAGTAGCGCTGGGTCACCTTGCGGATGAACTCGGCCTGCTCGGCGAAGTCCTTGCCGCGGAACTGATGGCGCTCCAGCACGCGGAACTTGCCGCCCGGTACCGCCGGCGGCGCCACCACCACCAGACCCGCAGTGTCGCCCGTCTCGGCTGGGTCATAGCCCAGCCACACCTGGCGATCACCGAACGGTCGCAGCGCGAACGGCTTGTAGTCCTCCGACCACAGGTCCCAGCTATCGACCATGCACGGCTGCAGCATGGTCAGCGGGAAAATGCTCGCGCCGTCGTCGACGAACTGGCACATCAGCAGGTTCTGGAAAGCCTCGGCGTCGTACTCGAGACGCAGCTCGTCGATGTCGAACAGGTCGCAGCCACGGGCCTCGGCATCGAGGATCGTGACGATCTGGCGCCAGATGCGGTCCTCGCACAGTCGCCCTTGCTGCAGGGCGTCATGACTTACGTCGATCTTGATGCGATCGGCAGCTGGCTTGCCCTTGTTGAAGCGCTCGCCAGTCCAGAATGTGTAGGCCTCATGCGCCATCGAGCTGGGCGTCGAGAAATAGGTCCGCCGGTAGCGCTTCTGCATCGCCATACCGCTGGCGACCTTGTTCAGCTCCTTGAACTTGAAGGTCCAGAAGAACTCGTCGAAGTAGAAGTTACCGTGGTAGCCCTGGGCAGTCCGCGCATTGGTACCGAGGAAGTGCAGTTCCGCGCCGTTCGGCAGGATGATCGGGTCGCCCTTCAGTTCGACACCTACCGCATCGCGCGCGAAGGCCTGGATATACGCCTTGAAGATGTGTGCCTGGGCCTTGCTGGCCGACAGGAATATCTGGTTGCGCCCCGTTTCCAGCGCGTCGATCAGCGCCTCGCGGGCGAAGTAGAACGTGGCGCCGATCTGTCGCGACTTGAGAATCACGCGGGTTCGCTGATTACCCGCGCGGTACCAGTCTTTCTGGTAGTCGAAGCAACCGTCGAGGAAGGCCTCGACCAGTTTCTCGGTCAGTTCCTCGCTGATGTCGTTACGCTTCGGCTTGCGCTTGGGACCTTCGTTACGCTTGGCAAGCTCGGGGTTCAGGTCGGTTTCGGTACCTCCGCCCTGGTAACGCTGGATCCGCGCCTGGCGCTCAAGCTGCCGATGCAGCAGGTCGATTTCCTTGTAGTCACCGCCGGTCTTGCCGTCCTTTAGGATCAACTGAACCAACCGGGCTTCCAGGGCGCCCCCGATCCGTTCTACGCTGTCGGCCCGGTCCCATCCGTCGCGGTCCTTCCATGAGTGAAGGGTCTTGTCCTTCTCGCCCAGGTGATCGGCGATGTCGCAGACACGCCAACCCATCCAGTACAGGAATTTGGCCTGGCGGCGGTTGTCACGGATGGGAATTTCGACGGCAGCGTTCATGGCGCAGATGCTGCCGCCCACCCTCGCCCCTCAGTAGCGCCGCCCCTTGTAGCTCCGCGCCCTACAATCCCGCTTGATTGCTGGGCCGCGCGCGCGTCCCGAACATGCCCCTCATTGCCATGCACCCCGCATCAGCCGCATTGAGGACTCCCGGCATGAAGAAATTCCGCAGCAAATGGTTCCGCATCGCCGTCGAAGGGGCGACCACGGACGGCCGCAACATCGAGCGCGACTGGATCGAGCAAATGGCCGCGCAGTACGACCCGAACACCTACGGCGCGCGGATCAACTGCGAGCACATCAAGTGGGCCTGGCCGGCTGGTGAGTTCGGCGCCTATGGCGACGTGCTGGCGTGCAAGGCGGAAGAGATCGACATCAACGGGCAGAAGAAGCTCGCCCTCTTCGCCCAACTGGAGCCCAACCAGGCGCTGCTGGAACTGAACAAGCAGCGGCAGAAGGTCTACACCTCGGTCGAGATCGATCCCAAGTTCGCCGACACCGGCAAGGCCTACTTGGTCGGCCTGGCCATCACCGACTCACCCGCCAGCCTGGGCACCGAGGCGCTGTCCTTCAGCGCCAAGAACGGGACCCTCGCCAGCCGCAAGACCAACCCCGACACCCTGTTCAGCGCTGCCGAAGAGGGCACCCTCGAGTTCGAGGAATACGAGGACAAACCCTCGGTCGGCGCGGCGCTGTTCACCAAGGTCAAGGAACTGCTCAAGGGCAAGGAAGCCCGCACCCAAGCCGAGTTCGGCCAGGTCGGCGAGGCCGTCGAAGCAATCGCCGAGCACAGCCGCGACCTGGGCGAGCAACTCGGCGAGCAGAAGAAGCAGACCCAGCAACTGGCCAGCCAGCTGGACAAGGTCACCAAGGAACTGGCGGACCTCAAGAGCACCCTCGATAGCACCCGGGACCACAGCCAACAGCAGCGGCCCCCGGTCACCGGTGGCGGCAGTGTCGCCCTGACCGACTGCTAACCGTCCCCCGCCCCGGTATCCAAAGGAAAAGCACCATGCGCAACGAAACCCGCAAACAGTTCGACGCCTACCTGGCGCAGCTCGCCAAGCTCAACGGCGTGAACTCCGCCGTCCAGACCTTCGCCGTCGAGCCGAGTGTCCAGCAGAAGTTGGAGCAACGTATTCAGGAGTCCAGCGAGTTCCTGAAGCAGATCAACGTCTACGGCGTCGACGAGCTGCAAGGCGAGAAGATCGGCATCGGCGTCAGCGGCACCATCGCCAGCCGTACCGATACCACCGGCGACGGTGTACGCAAGCCGCGCGACGTGTCCGCGCTCGACAATCAGCGTTACGAGTGCAAGCACACCGACTTCGACACCGCAATCACCTACGCCATGCTCGACGCCTGGGCCAAGTTCCCGGAGTTCCAGGCCCTGCTGCGCGACGCGATTCTCAAGCGCCAGGCCCTTGACCGCCTGATGATCGGCTTCAACGGTACCAGCGCCGCGGCTACCACCAACCGCGCCGCCAACCCGCTGCTGCAGGACGTGAACATTGGCTGGTTCCAGCAGTACCGCAACAACGCTCCGGCACGGGTACTGAAGGAAGGGAAGGCCGCCGGCAAGGTGGTAGTCGGCAACGGCGCCGACGCCGACTACAAGAACCTCGACGCCCTGGTGTTCGACGTGGTCAGCAGCCTGATCGATCCCTGGCACCGCCGCGACCCGGGCCTGGTGGTGATCCTCGGCCGCGAGCTGGTCCACGACAAGTACTTCCCGATGGTGAACAAGGACCAGCCGGCAACCGAGAAGATCGCCACCGACCTCATCCTGTCGCAGAAGCGCATGGGCGGCCTGCCGCCGGTGGAAGTGCCCTACGTGCCCGAGAAGGGCCTCATGGTCACCACCCTGAAGAACCTGTCGCTCTACTGGCAGATCGGCGGTCGCCGCCGCTACCTGAAGGAGGTACCGGAGAAGAACCGCATCGAGAACTACGAGTCCAGCAACGACGCCTACGTCGTCGAGGACTACGGCCTCGGCTGTCTGGTCGAGAACATCGAAGTCGCGGAGTAGACGACATGGCCTTCAGTCCCGCCAAGGCGCACTTCCTGCGCGTGACCGCCGCTCAAGAGGCGGCGGCCACTGCCCCGCACCAGGGCATGGAAGGCGCGAACGCCTATGAGCTGCAGCTCGCCCAGCTGTATCAGGATCGTAGCCGCCTGAAGAACATCCAGTCCGGCGAAGGTAAGGCAGCGCTCAAGGTCGAGTTGCTGCCGGCCTACCAGCCGTACATTTCCGGCGTGCTGCAGGCCGGCAAGGGCGCCCAGGACGAGGTGATCACCACCGTCATGCTCTGGCGCATCGATGCCGGCGATTACGCCGGCGCCCTGGACATCGCCGACTACGTGCTCGCACACGACCTAGTCATGCCCGACCGCTTCGCGCGTACCGCCGGCTGCGTCATCGCCGAAGAGATCGCCGATGCCGCGCTCAAGGCACAGAAGACCGGCGGCAGCTTCGACCTTGCGACCTTGCATCGCACCCTCCTGCTCACCGACCAGGCCGACATGCCCGACGAAGCCCGCGCGAAGCTCTATCTCGCCGCCGGCCATGCCACCCTGGAAGGCCTTTCTGTGGAGAGCCCCGGGCAACCCGGGCAGGTGCAAGCCGGCATCGATCTGCTCAAGCGCGCGATCCAGCTGCACGACAAGTGCGGCGGGAAGAAGGATTTGGAGGCCGCCGAACGGCTCCAGAAGAAACTGACCGCCTCTGGCGGTTGACCGAGCGTACCCCGCGCCCCGCCGGCTCGGGGCCGATCTGCCAGGTCCTCTCCTTCCTGAGCAGTGACGCCCCGACCACCGGCGAACTCAAGCGAGCAGCAGCATGAGCGGATTCATCGCCAACGGCCCGGTCCCGAGCGGGCACATCAACAGCGACCCCTTCTGGCCCACCATCGAGCTCGAGCATGTGCGCGCGAACCTGCGCATCGACTCCAGCGTCGACCCGGCGCGCCTTGAAGTCGCGGTCATTGCCGCGGTGATCAGCGTCAACCGCGAGCTGCGGACCTGGCGCCTTGAGAAGATCGCGGCCGGCTATGCCGAACTCGCCCAGGTGCCGTCCGACAAGGTGCGGGACACCTCCGAACTGGTGCAGCTGTATCTGCGCGCAGTGCAGTCGGCTACCGCCGCCGAAGTGGCCGAGCGCTACCGCTGGTACGACACCACCACCAACGGCAACGACAAGGCCCAGGACATCGCAACCACCATCGACGACTACCGCCGCGACCAGCGCTGGGCGATCCGTGACTTTCTCAAGCGTCCCCGCACAACGGTGGAGCTGATCTGATGGCCGCCGTCGCGATCGCCCACCAGAACGACACCGTCGAGGCGCTGTGCTGGCGGCACTACGGCCGCACCGCCGGCGTGACCGAGGCGGTCCTCGAGGCGAACCACGGCCTGGCCGACCACGGCCCCACCCTCCCCCCCTGGCCTCAAGGTCACCATGCCGGACATTCCGACAGCCGCCCCGGAACGGCAGATGGTGAACCTATGGGACTGACCACTTTGCAAGGAACCACCCCGCATGGCTGACCTCACCACCACCGCCACGGCCGGCGCCATCATGGGCCTCGGCCTGGGCGTAACCCTTCCGGTTGACGGCGGCATGCTGTTCGGCGCCCTGCTCGGCGCCTGGCTGGCCACCGGCACGAAGCAGGACCTGAAGGCCTGGTCGCGTCTGCTGTCGCTGATCCTGCCGACCTGCGTCGGCTACCTGTTCGCCGATGTTGCCCTCGCCCGTGTGCCCTGGCTGACCAACCTGGCCTTCTCTGCCTTCGTCTGCGCCCTGGTGGTCATTCCTCTCAGCCTCAAGGCGGTCGCCTGGGTCGACAAGGTCGACTTCGACGACCTCTGGCGCCGCATCCGAGGAGGTCGCTGACATGCTCATGACTACCGTTCCGTTGATCGCCGCCCTGGCCTACATCGCCGCAGCGCTGCGCCTGGTCTGCTACCAGCGCTGCGGCGCTCGCTTCCGCCGCAGCGTCTCGTTGCTCGCCAGCCTGCTCGGCGCATCCATGGCCATCTGCGGCCTGGAAATCCTGCTCTACCGCCCACCGGTCAGTATCTGGCACGCCATCGTCGCCGCCCTGCTGTGCCTGCTGATCTTCCGTTCCCGCGGCAACGTCGCCGCCCTGCTGAGGCCATCCGCATGACCCTTCGATATGGTGATCGTTCTCAAGAGGTCCGCCAGCTTCAGCGTCGACTGAACACCTGGGCCGGCGCCAACCTCTACGAGGACGGCCACTTCGGCGCCGCCACCGAGGACGCGGTGCGCGCCTTTCAGCGCTCGCATGGACTGGTCGCCGATGGCATCGCCGGCCCGAAGACACTGTCCGCCCTCGGCGGCGCTGACTGTTCGCACCTGCTGCAAAACGCCGACCTCGTCGCCGCCGGAGCTCGCCTCGGCCTGCCGCTGGCGACGATCTATGCAGTCAACCAGGTCGAGTCGAACGGCCAGGGGTTCCTGGGCAACGGCAAGCCGGCAATCCTGTTCGAACGCCACATCATGTACCGCCGTCTCGCCGCCCACGATCAGGTCACCGCCGACCAGTTGGCCGCACAGTTCCCCGCGCTGGTGAATCCTCGCCCGGGCGGCTATGCCGGCGGAACCGCCGAGCACCAGCGCCTGGCGAACGCTCGCCAGATCGACGATACCGCCGCACTGGAGTCGGCCAGTTGGGGCGCCTTCCAGATCATGGGTTTCCACTGGCAACGCCTGGGCTACATCAGCGTGCAGGCCTTCGCCGAGGCCATGGGGCGCAGCGAGTCGGCTCAGTTCGAAGCGTTCGTCCGCTTCATCGACACCGACCCGGCGCTACACAAGGCGCTGAAGGCTCGCAAATGGGCCGACTTCGCCCGCCTCTACAACGGCCCCGACTACAAGCGGAACCTCTACGACACCAAGCTCGCGCGAGCCTACGAGCAACACGCCAACTGCACCGAGGCCAGCGCGTGAGCCTTCTGCGCCAGGTGTTGTACAGCGCCGCCCTGCTCGGCGCCCTCGGCTTGCTCCTGTGGGTACAGCAGCAGCGCATCGACCTGGCGCAGGCCCGCCTGGCCCAGGCCGAGTTGGCAAGGAAAGCCAGCGACGCCCAGCTTTCCCGCCAGGCCGGCACCATCACGGCCCTCGAGGCCGCCCTTTCCCGCGAGCGCCAGGCTCAGGCCGACCTGGACCAACAGCGGCAGCAGCTGCGCCAGGCGCTGGCCATCCGCGAACGCTTGATCGAGGACCTGAAACGTGACGATGAACCCTATCGCCAGTGGGCTGACCAGCCTCTGCCTGATGTTGCTCGCCGGCTGCAACAGCGCCCCGCTATCACCGGAGCGGCCGCTTACCATCAGTGGCTGTCCCGCCGTGACGCCCTGCAGCCTGGAGTCAGCGGCACCGAAGGACAACGGTGGTCTACAGACTGAGGTCGAGCGTATCGGCCTGGCCTGGGCCGAGTGCGCCGCGAAGGTCGACATGATCATCCGCACCCAAGGGGCTACCCATGAACAAGCTCGATAGCCTGAAGGCGCATCTGCTCGCCGCCGTGCCGGAACTCAGGAACAACGGCGACCGCCTGGTGATATTCATCGACAACGGTAGGGTCCGCAGCACCTCGGCCGAGAGCCTGTCCTTCGAATACGCCTATGACCTGCAGGTGATCCTCACCGACTTCGCCGGGCACCCCGACAGCGTGTTTCTGCCGCTGCTCGGCTGGCTGCTGGTGAACCAGTCGGATCTGCTGGCCAACCTCACCAAGGTGCAGGACGGCATCACCTTCGAGGCCGACATGCTCGACCGCAGCAAGGTCGACCTCGGTATCGTCCTGCAACTGACCGAGCGTGTCGTCGTCAAGCGCCGCGAGGATGGCCGCTACGATGTGAGTCACCCGGAAGAGCCCCAGCTCACCGAGGCCATCGAGGTCGATGGGCCGATGCAGATGCTCGCCAACGGCGAGCTGCTGGCCGAGTGGACGCCGCCGACGCCCACCGAGGCCGTCATGCTCGAGACGCCGCAGATCAGGCGCCCGGCCAATGGCTGACAGCCTCGAGGCTCTGGAAGACTGGGCAGGGCCGATTCTCCGCGCCCTCGAGCCAGGCCCTCGTGCTGCCCTGGCGCGTTCGCTCGCCCGCGATCTACGGCGCAGCCAGCAGAAGCGCGTAATGGCACAGCGCAACCCCGACGGAAGCGCCTACGAGCCACGCAAGAAACGCGAACTGCGCGGCAAGCAGGGTCGTATTCGGCGCAAGATCAAGATGTTCCAGAAGCTGCGCACGGTGCGCTATCTGCGCGCCAAGGGCGACGCCCAGGCGATTACTGTTTCCTTCGCTGGTCGGATCGCACGCATCGCGCGGGTTCACCAGTACGGGCTGAGGGACCGTGCTGAGCCTGGCGCTCCCGAAGTCAGCTACGCGCAGCGTCTCCTACTTGGCTTTGATAGCAGCGATATGGAAACGATCCAGAATGGAATTTTGGCGCACATAGACGCAAACTCTCCCATTTAGCCTCGACGGGCTGTCTAATATCGAGACAACGAAATGAAAGAATCCCTAACAAACAGAAAATTTGAGAACATATTAAAAATAATAGAAAAAGAATTATTCACAAACGAGTACCCCAGCATATGCAGCCTGCATGATATATCCCCAGACAAGGATAGTCACAACTGCATTGCCTGCAATCTCGCCGGCAACGTTATAAACCTCAAAGACGCTGCAGACTTACTATCAAAAAGCACCAAAAGTCTATCTTACCCAGCAGACGAAGCTTTTGCAGAAAAAACCTATATATTATGGCTGTATTTGCTATCCGAAAATATACATGAAGTATTGAAATTAATATCCTACCCCCAAGATATTAAAAACAAGGACTTCAAAAATACAATAACCATAAAACGGTGGGCAAACTTCCTCAAACACCCAAAAGCATTTCTCCTCACTCACCACCCTGCCTATTGTGATCTCGCCACCCTACCATTTGAGCCTCACCATTCAGGTCTAGAAGGAATCACAATAATTGATGATGAATTTATCAACAAATTCTACTCAGGAGACAAAAACAACAAAGAGCTTTACACAATCTTACAGAACAACCAATCAACCTTGGTCTTACTCCCTGATCTAGAAATTCTCACCAAGGGTATTGCAGACGAGCTAAACCAACTTAGCGAAAAAATAAAGCACAACAATGAATACTCCAAAATCTTAACAGACAAAGCCTCCATTGAAGATTACTTAAGCGGCGCCCAAGCAGACTCGTCGGACTAGGGTAGCGACTATTTGTAGTCAGCCACAGTACAGGCTTAAAAGATTCACGCAGCACAAAAACATAATAAACATCGGTGGCATGAACGACTTCGCCGCCCTCTCCCGCATGATCGAGAACCTGATCCGCCTCGGCACCATCGCCGCGGTGGACCATGCCGCGCAGCGCGTCCGTGTGTTGACCGGTGACCTGCTGACCGGCTGGCTGCCCTGGGCATCGCCGCGGGCCGGCGCCGACCGCGAATGGAACGCCCCCACCCTGAACGAGCAGGTACTGCTCTTCAGCCCATCCGGGCAGACCGCGAATGGCGTGGTCCTGACCGGCTTGTTCAGTGACCTGATCCCGCCCAACGGCGACCGCGACGCCCTGCATCGCACCACCTACCGTGACGGCGCGGTGATCGAGTACGACAGCGCCGCCCACCACCTGCGCGCAGTTCTTCCCGCCGGCGGTACCACCGAGCTCATCAGCGACGGCGGCATCCGTATCGTCGGCGACATCACCCACCAAGGCGACTACATCCAGACCGGCAACCAGACCGTTACCGGCAAGGTCACCGTGAGCGTCGACGTGATCGCCAAGGGCATCAGCCTGGTCGGTCATACCCACGGCGGCGTCATGCCGGGCGGCGCTACGACGGGGAAACCGCAATGAACGCCCATACCGGCGGCACCATCGACCGCTTGGCACACATCCGCCAGTCAATCGCCGACATCCTCACCACTCGCATCGGTAGCCGCGTCATGCGGCGCGAATACGGCAGCCAGTTGCCGGAGCTGATCGATGCTCCGTTCAACGACACCACCCGCCTGCAGGTCTATGCCGCCACCGCCATGGCCCTCATGCGCTGGGAACCGCGCATCCGCCTGAGCCGTGTCCAGATCACCGGCCAGAACCTGGCCGGCCAGGTGCTTATGGAGATTGACGCCACCCTGGTGGACAGCAACGAGCCACACAACCTGAGCATCCCCCTGCAGATGGGCGCCAGCGCATGACAACGAACTTCGTCGCCATCGACCTCAGCCAGTTGCCGCCACCACACGCGGTGGAGCAGCTGGACTACGAGCAGATACTCGCCGAGCGCAAGGCCTACGCCATCAGCCTCTGGCCGGAGGATCAGCAGGCGGAAATCGCCGCCCGCCTCGCCCTGGAGTCCGAACCGCTGACCAAGCTGCTCGAGGAAAACGCATACCGCGAAATGCTCTGGCGCCAGCGGGTCAACGAGGCGGCTCTCGCAAACATGCTGGCCAGCGCCCAGGGCGCCGACCTCGACCAGCTCGCCGCCAACTACAACGTCAGGCGCTTGGTCATCCAGCCCGGAGATCCGTCGAAGGTGCCGCCCGTGCCGGAACTGCTGGAGTCCGACGACAGCCTGCGCGAGCGGGCGCAGATGGCCTGGGAAGGCCTCAGCACCGCGGGACCGCGTAACAGCTACATCTTCCACGCCCGCGCCGCCGACGGTCGCGTCGGCGATGCCTCGGCCGTCAGCCCATCACCTGCGGTTGCAGTGGTCACTGTGCAGTCGGCCATCGGTAACGGTTCAGCTCCAGCAGAGTTGCTGGCCGTCGTAGAGCGCTATCTCTCAGACGAAGATCGCCGCCCAGTCGCCGACCGACTGATCGTCCAGAGCGCCGAAGTCATCGAGTACAGCATCAGCGCATCGCTGTTTCTTACGACCATCGGCCCCGAAGCCGAGCCGATCCAGGCCGCCGCCCGCGCGCAGCTCGAGGCCTATGTCTTTCAACGACGGCGGTTGGGGATGGAAGTATCAGAGTCGGCGATCCATGCCGCGCTGCACGTCGAAGGGGTTCGTAAAGTCGAACTCGCCGGCTGGGCAGACATCGCCGCCACTGCATGCCAGGCGCCGTACTGCACGAACATCACACTCACCATCGGTGCCGAGCCATGACTGCGCTACCACTGCTGCCTCGCAACGCCTCCGAGCTCGAACGCCTGGCGGCCCAGGCGCTGGCGGAGATACAGCGGGTACCGATCCCACTGCGCACGCTCTGCAACCCGGATACGTGCCCTACGAATCTGCTGCCGTACCTCGCATGGGCGTTTTCCGTTGACCGCTGGAGCAGCACGTGGCCTGAATCGGCACGCCGCGGCGCCATCCGTTCGGCATTCTTCATCCATTCGCGCAAGGGCACGATCGGCGCCTTGCGCCGCGTAGTTGAACCACTGGGGTATCTGATCGAGGTCCGTGAGTGGTGGCAGCAGGCGCCGGCCGGCATTCCCGGAACCTTCGAACTGCTGGTCGGCGTACTCGAAACCGGTATCACCGAAGAGATGTATGAGGAACTGACTTGGCTGATCGACGATGCCAAGCCGTTGACCCGGCACCTCGTCGGCCTCGCCATCAGCCTTGAGAGCACCGGCAGCGTGCGCCTGGGCGCCGCTGTCTACGACGGCGACGAAATCGACGTTTATCCCCCGAGCCCCCGCGACATCGAAGTCACCGGCACCATCGGCCGGGGCGGTCGCGATCACACCATCGATACTCTGGATGTGTACCCATGATCGATCAGAATTCACAGTTCTTCGCCATCCTGACCAACATCGGCGCGGCCAAGCAGGCCAACGCCGATGCCCTTGGCATCCCGTGGAAGATCACCCAGATGGGCGTGGGTGACGCTGGCGGCACCGACCCGATTCCATCCCCCACCCAGACTGCGCTGATCAACGAGCGACGCCGGGCGCCGCTCAACCATCTCAAAGTGGATCCGCAGAATGCGGCGGTGATCATCGCCGAACAGATCATCCCGGAGAACGTCGGCGGCTGGTGGATCCGGGAAATCGGACTCTACGATGCCGACAACGACCTTGTCGCGGTCGCAAACTGCGCGCCCAGCTTCAAGCCATTGCTGAACCAGGGGTCGGGACGCACGCAGGTTGTACGCATGAACCTGATTGTCAGCAACTCCGCGAACGTCGAGTTGAAGATCGATCCGGCAGTGGTACTTGCCACGCGCGCCTATGTACTCGACCAGTTGAAGAGCTACGCCCCCCTCTTCTCACCGGCGTTCAGTGGAGCACCAACAGCTCCCACCCCGCCACTGTTCGCACACGACCAGAAGCTTGCGACTACCGAGTACGTCAGAATGGCCCTGGGTAGCGCCGCACGAGCAATCTCCTACACCGGCAATACGGTGCTGGATGAACCGGTAATTGGTTCGATCCTCGTCGCTGGCTCGCATGACCGCGACTTCACATGGACCACGCCGAACCTGTCTGTTCTACCAACTGGCGCGTCGTTCCACATCGTCAACATCAGCGGTTCGACGCTGACGTTGGTCCAGCGTACCGCTGCGGATCATTACATCAGCGCGGACGACCCGTCCGGCGTGGCAATCTCGTACACGATACCGAACAACGTCACCGCAACTATCTCGAAGTACCAGCCAGGCCTGTGGCTGATCAGCCACGTGTCACGCCCGACCGCTGCGCTGAAGGGCCTCGTGGATGGGCTGATCGACGGAACGAAGCCCGCAGGGAAAGCCGTGCAACTCGCGAACTCTCGCAAACTCACGCTGAGTGGCCAGGCCAGCGGCAGCGTTCAGTTCGATGGCTCGAGCGACGTAACGATAGATGTCCAGCTCGCCGATAGCCTCGCCCTGACGGGCTCCCCCAGCGCGCCGACGCCGGCGGCGTTCGATAGGGACTCGTCGATCGCCACGACCGAGTATGTGCGTGCCGCTCTCGGTAGCATGGCCGGCGCAGCGGTGCTGACGGGCGATGCTACCCTCGACGCCCCCCTCGTCGGCCTGACTGTGGTGGCCGGCGCACATAACCGAGAGGCGACGTGGACGACTCCGCAACTTTCGGCAATCCCACAAGGCGCATCGCTGCGCTTGGTCAACCTGAGCGGCTTCACCGTAACGCTGGTGCAACGCTCGACAACCGACCGCTACATCAGCGCAACCGACCCATCCGGGACTGCGACCACCTACATCATCCCCAACGGCACGTCGATTTCCCTCACGAAATACCAGGCGTCGATGTGGCTTGTCGAAGCCACCCCCTCCTTCCCCGCGCTGCGTTCGTCGCCGGGCTATCAGAAGCTTCCGAGCGGCCTGATTCTGCAGTTCGGCAGCGTCAGCATTCCACCTGGTACCGGTGAAAGCACCGGCTGGGCAACGTTGCCCATCGCATTCCCGAATGGTCCCTTGACTGTCGTGCCGTCGCTGCAATACGGCGGGACCAGCTCGAGCTGGTACGGGTTCAGCGTCTGGTCAGGGAGCATTACGCCCACTGCAATCGCCTGCTCACTGAACAGCGGTTCGACGCCGCGCGAGGTGGCCGGCACCGTGAACTACGTTGCAATCGGATACTGAGGACAGAACATGGCGCACTTCTTCGGCGCAGATCCCGTCGCTTTCTACGACACAGCGATCAACACCGACATCCCCGACGATGCCGTAGAGATCACCGCAGACGAGCACGCCGCTCTGCTCGTGGCCCAGGCGCGCGGCAAGCGCATCGCAGCCGGCAAAGACGGTCGGCCGATCCTGCTGGACCCACCAGCTCCCACACGGGACGAACTGGAGAGCTTCGAACGCATCTGGCGCGACGCACGGTTGCGCGAAACAGACTCACTAGTTGCCCGGCACCGCGACGAGATTGAGACCGGGGAAGCACCGACTCTCGACACCGAGAAATACAGCGCCCTGCAGGCCTACCGGCGCGCACTCCGGGACTGGCCGGAAGCTGGAGAGTTTCCGCTCGCAGAACACCGGCCAGCAGCGCCGGAATGGCTGACAGGCGAACTGGCATCCTGACATTTTGTAGAGGGCCGGGCCACAAGGCGCCGTGCTCGCTCTTCCACCGCGCGCGCGGCAGCCTGTGCAGTGTCATCCAACCACTGCACAGGCACACCCCATGGCCGCTGACCAATACCATCACGGTGTCCGGGTCCAAGAGATCAATGACGGGACCCGCCCCATTCGCACCATCGCCACCGCGATCATCGGCCTGGTAGCCACCGCCGAAGACGCCGACGCCACCGCCTTTCCACTCGATACACCGGTACTCATCACCAACGTGCAGGCCGCCATCGGAAAAGCAGGCACCAGCGGTACGCTACCCGCAAGCCTGCAGGCAATCGCCGACCAGGCCAACGCCGCCACGGTGGTGGTACGGGTGAAGCCGGGTGAGGATGAAGCCGCGACCAATAGCGCCGTCATCGGCGGCGTCAGTGCCGATGGCAAGTACACCGGCATGAAGGCCTTGCTTGCCGCCAAGGCCCGCTTGGGCGTGGTACCGCGCATCCTCGGCGCACCGGGCCTGGATACCCAGCCGGTCGCTACCGCACTCATCGCCATCGCCCAGCAGTTGCGCGGCTTCGCCTACGTCTCCGCCAATGGCTGCAAGACCAAGGAAGAGGCCACCGCCTATCGCGAGAACTTCGCCGCGCGCGAAGCCATGGTGATCTGGCCGGACTTCCTGACTTGGAGCACCGTGGTCAACCAGACCGTGCCTGCGCCAGCTGTTGCCCAGGCCCTGGGCTTGCGCGCCCGGATCGATCAGGAGGTCGGTTGGCACAAGACACTGTCGAACGTCGCCGTCAACGGCGTGACCGGCATCAGCGCCGACGTGTTCTGGGACCTGCAGAGCCCCAGCACCGACGCCAACTACCTCAACGAGAACGAGGTCACCACCCTGGTGCAGGAAGGGGGATTCCGTTTCTGGGGTTCGCGCACCTGCAGCGATGATCCGCTGTTCGCCTTCGAGAACTACACCCGCACCGCCCAGGTGCTAGCCGACACCATCGCCGAAGCGCATATGTGGGCTGTCGACAAGCCCATGCACCCGTCGCTGGTGCGCGACATCCTCGAGGGCGTGAACGCCAAGTTACGCGAACTCAAGGGGCTCGGCCTGATCATCGATGCCCAGGCCTGGTACGACCCCAGCATGAACGACAAGGACACGCTCAAGGCCGGCAAGCTGCGCATCACCTACGACTACACCCCGGTGCCGCCGCTCGAGGACCTGACCTTCTTCCAGAAGATCACCGACAGCTACCTCGTCGACTTCGCCAGCCGCGTCAACGCCTGACGCCCAGCGCTCCCCGGACGGGGAGCCGACCCACCTGATTCCCGGAGAGCCCCACAATGGCCATGCCGCGCAAGCTCAAGAACATGAACCTCTTCAACGATGGCGGTAGCTACCAGGGCCTCGTGAAGTCCTGCACCCTGCCCCCGCTGGCCCGCAAGATGGAGGCCTTCCGCGGGGGCGGCATGAACGGCCCGGTCAAGGCCGACCTCGGCCACGACGACGACGGCATCCAGTTCGAGTGGACCGTCGGGGGCCTGGAGCTGACCGTCCTCAAGCAGTACGGCGCAGTCAGCGCCAGCGGCGTGATGCTGCGTTTCGCCGGCGCCTACCAGCAGGACGATACCGGCGCGGTCACGTCCGTCGAAATCGTCGTTCGCGGCCGGCACGAGACCATCGAGATGGGTGACGCCCAGCCCGGCGAAGACACCGAGCACAAGATCACCACCACCTGCAGCTACTACAAGCTCGTCGTCAACGGCGAGGAAGTCATCGAGATCGACCTGCTGAACTTCGTCGAGAAGGTCAACGGCAAGGACCTGCTCGAGGCACAGCGCAAGGCCATCGGCCTGTAGTCCCTTCCCGCCGGCCCGACCGGCGGTTTCTCTCCCCCTTGGATACCGACGCCCATGAAAACCGAACAGACTCTCGCTGACCTGCAGAACGCTCCCGACAACGTCGTCACCCTCGACCAGCCGATCAAGCGCGGCGCCCAGTCCATCGAATCGCTCACCCTGCGCAAGCCCTCATCTGGCGAACTCCGCGGCCTGCACCTGCTCGACCTGCTGCAGTTCGACGTGGCTGCGACCATGAAAATCCTGCCGCGCATCAGCCAGCCGACCATCACCGAGCCTGAGGCCGCCAGCATGGACCCGGCTGACCTGCTCGCCTGCGGCCAGGTGATCGCCGGTTTTTTGCTGCAGAAGCGGGCGAAGGCGGCAGCCTCCCTGATCGCGTAGAAAACGCCATGGCCGACCTGGCCGTGACGTTTCACTGGGCGCCGGACCATATGGACCGGCTCTCGCTCACCGAACTGATGGAATGGCGCGAACGCGCCCGGGTACGGAGTTCCGCCGATGGCGAATGACCTGCAGCTGCGCGTGCTACTCAGCGCGATCGACAGAGCCTCCGCTCCCCTGCGTCGCATCATGCAAGGCAGCGACGCGACGGCCCGGGCGCTCAAGGCAACTCGCGAGCGCCTGAAGCAGCTCAACGCTCAGCAGAGCGACGTGCGCGCATTCCGCACCCAGCGCGGCGCCCTGGAGCAAGTCAGCACCGCGCTGGACGCGCAACAGGCTCGAGTGAAAGCGCTAGCCCAGCAGATGGCCGCCGCCGGCAACCCCACCCGTGCGCTCACCCGCGACTACAACCGGGCAATCCGTGAAGCCGGTTTCCTCAAGCAGCAGCACGCGCAGCAGAGCCAAGCCCTGCAGCAACTGCGCACGCGCCTCAGCAACGCCGGCATCAGCACGCGCAACCTCGGCCAGCATGAGCGCGACCTGCGCGCGCAGATCCAGGCGGCCAATGGCGCCATCAACAGCCAGGCGCAGCGCTTACGCAACCTCAGCCAACAGCAGGAGCGCCTAACCCACGCCCGCAACACCTACAGCCGTGGCATCCAGAGCGCTGCCGCGCTGGCCGGCACCGGCATGGCGGCGCGCGCGACGGGCATGTACACCGGCGACAAGCTGCGGCAGATGCTCGGCGTAGGCTACGAGTTCGACGCAACGATGTCGGCCACCCAGGCGGTGACCCGCATCGAGCGCAAGGACGATCCGCAGATGCAGGCGCTGCGGCAACAGGCCCGCACCCTGCCGCTGTCCAGCAAGTTCACAGACAAGGAAGTCGCCCAGGGCCAGTACTTCCTGGGCCGCACCGGCTACAGCGCGAAGCAGATCCTCGGCGCAATGCCCGGCATGCTCAACCTGGCCGCCGCGGGCGACATGGACCTCGGCGACACTGCTGACATCGCCTCGAACATCCAGACGGCGATGGGTATTCCAGCCGAGAAGATGGACCAGGTGGCCGACGTACTGACTGCGGCATTCACCCGGAACAACGTCGACATCCGCATGCTCGGCGACTCGCTGAAGTACTCCGCCGGCGTCGGCCGCGAGTACGGCCAGAGCCTGGAGACGGTCACCACCGCCACCGCCCTGCTCGGCAACGCCGGCGTCCAGGGCAGCATGGCCGGCACCTCGATGCGCTCTGTTCTGACCCGCCTGGGCACGTCCAAGGCGGTAGCCAAGCTGGGCGTCCAGACCAAGGATGCCAACGGCAACATGCGCGACATGCTGGACATCCTGAAGGACATCAACAAGAAGACCGCCGGCATGGGCAACGTACAGAGAGGCGCGATCTTCAAGGACATCGCCGGGCAGTACGCGGTTACCAGCTTCGGCACCCTGATGCGCGCCGTCGAGGGCGGCCAGTTCCAGACCATGCGCGAAAGCCTGAACAACTCCGAGGGAGGGGCCGCCCGGGTCGCGTCCACTCAGCTGGACAACCTCAAGGGCGACATGACCATGCTGCATGCCGCCCTGGAAAACATTTCGGTCGAGCTGTTCGACAAGAACAGCCCCTGGCTGCGCGAACTCGCCGCCGACCTCAGTCACCTGCTACACAACGTCGGCGAGTTCCTGAAGGCCAACCCGCAAGTCAGCAAGGGCATCGTCATCACCGTCGCCGCGTTCTCGGCGCTGATGGCCACCGTCGGCAGTCTGGCCATCACCCTAGCCGGCATCCTCGGCCCGATGATCGCGGTCCGCTTCATGCTCGGCACCATCGGCATTCGCCTGCCCGGTCTGATCGGCTTGCTGAAACTGCTGTTCGCACCGATCCGCATGCTGGCCGGCCTGTTGATCGGCCCGCTGGTGACCGCCTTGCGCGTCGTGAGCATCGCGCTGTGGGGCCTGGCCGCCAACCCGGTGGTCCTGGCAATTGCCGCCGTCGTGGCGGTGCTGGCCGGCGCCGCGTACCTGATCTATCGCAATTGGGACGCCGTCAAGACGTACCTGCTGGGGCTGTGGGAAGAGATCAAGGCAGGTTTCGACGGCGGCATCGGGGGCATTCTTTCAACCCTGATGAATTTCAGCCCCCTCGGTCTAATCTACCGTGCGTTCTCCGGCGTCCTGGGCTACCTGGGCATCGACCTGCCGGCGCGCTTCAGCGACTTCGGCAACATGATCGTCCAGGGCCTGGTGAACGGCCTGCTCGCCGGCATAGGGCAGATCAAGCGCGCCGTCCAGCGCGTCGGCGGTGCCGCGATCGACTGGTTCAAGGACAAGCTCGGCATCCATTCGCCGTCGCGGGTATTCGCCGACCTGGGCGGGTTCACCATGGCCGGCCTAGCCCAGGGCCTCGGCGCCGGCCAGGCCGGCCCGCTGGGCGTAATTGCGCGTATCGGCCAGGGCCTGGTCAACGCAGGGCGCCAGGCTGTCGCGGGCCTGGACAGTGAGCTGACCCGAAGCGCCCGCCCGACGATCACCCCGCCGGCAGCGGTGACCGAACTGGTCGCGGCCCAGCGCCAACGCTCGCCGACGTTCGACCAGCCGCTGCTGGCCATGCTGGGCGACCTGGGCAAGAGCGCCGGCGCCATCGGTGCCCTGGTGCTCGGCGCCAGCGCCCCAGCGCAAGCCATCACCATCGACAACCGTCCCCCGGTCAGCTCGGCGCCAGCGGCAGTCAGCATCGGCGGCGACACCTACTACATCACCATCCAGGCCGGCCCGGGCAGCGACGCCGCAGACCTGAAACGCACGCTCAGCCAACTGCTGGACGAGCGCGAACGCAACAAGGCGGCGCGCCTGCGCGCCCGCCTGCAGGACCGGGAGTAACCACCATGATGCTGTCCCTCGGGATGTTCGTCTTCAGCCTGCACACGCTGGCCTATCAAGAGTTCCAGCGGCAGACCGAGTGGCGACACGCCAGCAGCAGCCGCATCGGCGCCCAGCCGGCGCGCCAGTTCGTCGGTCGCGGCGACGACGCGATCACCCTGCCCGGCGTGCTGCTGCCGGAGCTGGCCGGCAGCGCGTTGAGCCTGGACGTGTTGCGGCAGATGGCTGACACCGGGTCGGCCTGGCCCATGGTCGAGGGCACCGGACGCATCTACGGCCTGTGGGTGATCGAGCGTGTCACCGAGACGCGGACACTCTTCTTCGCCGACGGCACCCCGCGGCGGATCGAGTTCTCCCTCGAGCTCAAGCGCATCGACGACGGCCGCACCGATCTGCTCGGTTCGGTCCTCGGTACCGCCGGCAACCTGCTGAGACGCATCCTGTGATCGATGCCGCCCTCGCCCGCGTGACGGGCTACCTGACCAGCGCGGTCGACCAGCTGCAGCGCGACGCCGGCTACCCGGTGCCGGTGTTCCGGCTCACAGTCGACGGCAACGACATCGCCCAGCTCATCAGCCCACGACTGATCGCCCTGGACCTGACCGACAATCGCGGCCTCGAGGCCGATCAGTTGAGCGTGACACTCAGCGATCATGACGGGTTGCTCGCGATCCCCCCGCGCGGCGCCGTGCTGCACCTCTGGCTGGGCTGGAGTGACAGCGGACTGGTCGACAAGGGCACCTACACCGTCGACGAAACCGAGCACAGCGGCGCGCCGGACGTGCTCAGCATCCGCGCCCGCTCGGCAGACCTGCGCAAGGGCCTGAAGGTCAAGCGCGAGCGCAGCTGGAGCAGCCCGAAGACGTTGGGCGACGTGCTCACCGACATTGCCCTCGGCAACAACCTGAAGCCGGTGCTCGCGCCGGCGCTGGCGGGCCTGCCGATCCTGCAACTGGACCAGGCCAACGAGTCAGACGCCAACCTGCTGACCCGCCTGGGCGAGGACTTCGATGCGGTGGCCACCGTGAAAGCCGGCTGCCTGCTCTGCCTGCCGGCCGGCGGCGGCAAGACTGCCAGCGGCCTGGCGCTGCCGCACATCATCCTCACCCGCCAGGATGGCGACCAGCACCGCTACCTGCAGGCCGACCGCGACAGCTACGACGGCGTGCGCGCGTACTTCTACGACGTGAACAGCGCAAAGAAGCAAGAGGCCATCGCCGGTGCCAAGGGCGACAACCTGAAGGACCTGCGCCACACCTACAGCGACCGCCAGAGCGCCCTGCGCGCTGCCCGCGCCGAGTGGAACCGCCTGCAGCGTGGCAGCGCCACGCTCAGCTACGTGCTCGCCAGAGGCCGGGCGGACCTGATCCCGGAGCTGACCTACACCCTGCAGGGCGTGAAGACGGAGATAGACGCGATCATCTGGTACGGCGGCAATGTGCAGCACAGCCTCAGCGCCGACGGCGGCTACATCACCAGCCTGGAGCTGGAAAGCAAGTTGCCCGAGGACCTGGTCAGCGACCTGGCCGACGACACCGGCGGCGACTACACCGGCATCATCGCCTACTACCGTGACGAGAAGAGCGGGACGGAGAAGACCATCACCGCGGGAGACCAGAGCAAGCCGCGCCGCCTGTGCTACCTGTACAGCACCAAGTCCAGCGCGAAGCGGGCTGTCGATCGGGAGTTGAACCGGCTGCAAGTGAGAGGCAGGAGGTGATCGCTCTTCCAGCGCACCTTTTCCTCCACAAATTGAAGAAACCTAGCTCAGTCATTGTTCGTTGAAACTGGATAGACCATACAGAAAACTTGAACACATCTCACAGCACCTTTGAGCTCACGCCAGCCCCACCGGTGAGAGTGGCCGTAACAAAACGGATAGGTACCCGCATCAAAGCCAAACCACTAGTTTGCGTGCCGCCATCAATATAAGGGCACACAATGGAAAAGATAGAAACAAGAATAGGTGAGGCTCTAGAAGAAACCACCAGAATAATAAAAAACCACTTAAAAGGACCATTCCCAGTATTCCACGAAATATCAATAAGACATCCCATCCCACTGAGCCCAGAGAGAATATACACATCCAAAACAGGAAGCGACCAAAAACAAGGAGCAACATTCAGACTAACGTTAACACCACAAAATCTATACAAAACAACAATAACAACAAAATACAAAGACACCAAAGTAGACCATATCCACGCAAAAATCTACACATATGCTTTATTTGGAATTCTCATAAGTAATACCAAGAAAATGGCCCCAAACTTATTCATAACCCCAGACACCAAGCTAACCAAAAGAGAGCTCGAGATATTACGTAGATCAGCAGATGGACAAACGGCGCTATCGATATCTGAGAAACTAAGTTTATCCCCACACACAGTTAACTCTCATATTAACAGCGCCACTAGAAAGCTTAGATGCAGGAACAAACCTCAAGCCATTGCTTTAGCTGCAATTCTCGAACTCCTCTGACCCTATCAAAACTGTTAGGAGCCAAGAAATTCATTATTTTTTGCCATAGCGATTTCAGGAGCCAAACCTAATCTTCCACTGGCAGAGCAGCCCGCTCTGCTGCCTACTCTAAGGAGATGACTATGACTACTGCAGAAAGCTTCATCAAAAACTTCATTGATGACAATTTTGAAAACCCTGAAGTACAACAACTCTACAAAGAAGCTAAGCTAGGAGAGGACTCTTTCAAAGACAAACTTGCAGAATCTTACCTGCAGCTTTACAGCCACAAGCAGTCGCAGGAGGTATTCTACAGCAGCGAGAAGCAAAGCTATATCACTGGTGGAGGTGGATCCAGTCTATTTCCAATCACCAAGGATATTAACTTCGGAATAGCATCATTCCACATCGTTGTGAATCAAACGAGCAGCGACGGATACTCTGTCGATGTCACCTCAAAGATTCTGGGTTTTAGTGTCGGCACATCCCGAATGTCATTCGAGAATGGAACTCTTCATCGCGCAGAAGAGATTGGAGGCAGCTCTCTCGGAGCAAGTTACGATGTGAACTTGAAAGTTATTGGTGGATTTGGACTCCAGCTTGAAGCGCACGTATGGGTTAAGATTCCCATTGCGGGCAGAAAGTCCATTGATTTCGGCCCAACCTGGGTTATTTAGTCAGCAGTGAAGAAGACCCCATCAGGCAAATGGTTTGGTGGGGTCATCAAGAATTAAGTCCCTGCAGCACAGGCCAAGCGCTTCCGCTCGTAGTCCTGCTGGTGTTTTTTCAGCTCAGGAAGAGGACCATCCATATCGGCCTGCACCACTATGTCGGACAACACCCATCCCAGTGCCTCATAGGCCTTGAAACAGGTTTCACTGGCGGTGCTGCGGATACCAGGGCGGTACCGGTCCAGATCACCAAAAACCTCAGTCACCTGGTCAACACTCGAGGCCTGCAACGCGTCCAGCATCCTCTGGTGCAGGTTGTCCATCAGTTCGACCTGGGCGGCCGAGTCAGCCATCGCAACACACGAGACCATCAGTCCGACCGCAGCGGTCATTCCCTTGAGCCAGTTCATACGTCCCTCTCTTCACAGTGGGGCCTTCGGCTACGACCGAAGGCCCATTCAATCAATGCCCCCTGAGAGCGCACGCCAACCGCAGCAGGTCCAGTTGATCCTGCTCGCTCATCTGGCTAAGGCAGATCAGCAGGGCGGTGAGCACGATGGGGTCGATGGGCCTATACATTGGTCTACTCCTTTGACAGGCCACCCGGCGACACGATGTCACCGTGATAGCAGCCCGGGAGTACCCCATTCTTCACATAGGCCCGCGTGCCAGAAGCAGAAATCCACGGTAGGTCGCCCGGGATTTTTTTTCCCTGCTGGCGAGGTGTCCTATTTGCTTGTACGACGCGACTCAGTTGACTCTGAGATACCTCGCCCCACCCGTAGGTACGCTATTCGGTCTTCTTCCTCCATGGACTTCATGTACCTCAGCACATCAAGTTCCTCCTGACTGAGTGACTCAAGCTCTGCAGGCTGGCGACGCCCAGTTATAACGTAAAGCACATCAGCGCCAAGCAACGAGGCCCTCAGTAGATAGGCCGCGTCAGGGCTGCGTTCGCCTTTCTCATATGCCAGTTGGGTGTTTTTCGACACACCACACTGCTCGGCAAGTTCGGTTTGGCTCATCCCCAACCGCTGCCGCTCTTCCTTCAGGCGTTCGCCTATGGTCATAAAAGTTGGACCTCAAGCGTTGACATTACCTGCTTTCAGGGACATCATCGCCTTGCATTCACACGAAATCACACGAAACGAGACTATGCACAACGCCTACCCCACCGAGCAAGCGTGCGAGAAAGCGCGCCAGCATCTGGCGAGCCAAGGGCTGTCGGCCAGGCAATGGGCGGTGAAGAACAACCTCACCCCCTCGACCGTGTACGCCGTCCTCAACCGGCAGAAGAAGTGCCTGCGCGGCGAAGCCCATCGCGCGGCTGTCCTTCTCGGCATCAAAGACGGCGTGATCGCACAGTAATGGCCACCGCACTGGGGGGACACCAGAAGATGAAACGCCCGCTCCTAGAAACGCGGCGCCAGGTGGTCAGCGCGATCATCGGCGCCTACCCCGGCGGTCGCGAATGCGCCGCTGCCCGCCTGGGCCTCGACCTGAAGAAGTTTGACAACCACGCCTACGAAAACGCCGGCAGCAAGCCGCTCAGCGACGACCAGTTGCTCTTGCTCGAGCAGGAAACCGGCACCAGCCACTTCCCCGAGTACGTCGCACACCTGTATGGCGGCATGTTCGTGCAGATGCCCGATCCAGCCCAGCTGGACAACCTCGACCTGTACGCCAGGGGCGTCGCCACCGCCATCAGGCGCGGCGAGGTCGACCGCATCATCGCCGAGGCGCTACGCGACGGAGAGATCGACGAGGCCGAACTCGCCGAAATCATCGTCGCCCACCGCCAACACCTGGCCGCACGACATGCCGAAGTCGGCGCAGTGATCACCCTGCACCGGAGGGTCAAGGCGTGAGCGTCTACAAGCTCGTCTGCCCCTGCTGCCACAGCCGGATGCGGATCCGCTCCTCCGAGGGCCAAACCCCGTGCTTCCGCTCGATGTACGCGCAATGCACAAACGCGCTCTGCGGCGCCACCTTCACCGGCTCCCTGAGCTGGGACTACCAGCTCAGCCCCTCGGGCCTCGAGCGGCCACTGCTGGTACTCCCCATGGCGCCTTCGAAAACCCGTCAACTGGCACGCCGCGACCTCGCGGCCGCAACCAACCAACTGGACCTGCTGGATCATGTGGAGTGCATGCAATGAACGGCACCAACGACTACCGCAGCACCATGCAGCAAGCCGCCGCAGCGTACCTGCTGGCCAACGCCAACCAATATCTGTCCTCCGGCTCCGACCGGTTGTTCGATGCCTGTGTCAACCATCTGGCCAAAGGCCTCGAGGTTCCCCAGTTCATGGCCGAACAACTCGCCCAGCGCGCGTGGGATGAAGTCTTCGCGGGGCCAGACCCTATCTGGCTGGGTATCGACTGGGGCCAGGGAGACGACGAGGTGGTCTACCTGATCGACACCCGCAGTCACTGTCGCTTCCCGATCCCGGCCCGCTATCTGCCCGCGCACCTGCTCAAACAGCGCCCCCAGCACACCCAGTAATCCCTGAAACACGCCCTACCCACTCCACTGCCGTGGGTTTGGGGAAGTTACGCCCAGAATTCGAGGTATCACCGCCATGAGCGGCCACATTTCAATCACCGTCGAAGTCGACCAGAACCAGGCTGAGAAGTACCTGCTCTGGCTGGTCAGCCAGTACGAAGCCGCCATGGCCGAGTGCTGGTACGACGGTCGCTACCGCTATACGCCGCAGGGCCTGCGCGGCAAGCGCATCCTCGAGGATCGCCCACACATTGCCGGCATCTGCCGGACCATCCGCGAACTGCGCAAGCAGATTCGGGGGCGCGCATGAAGGAAATGGACCGCGAACTCAAGGCCGACGTGCTGCGCCGCCTGCAGGATCAGTACGGACTGACGCCGATCAAGGGCACAAAGTACATGCGCAAGGGCGAGTGCCCGACGTGCGGCAAAAAGGAGCTCTACACCCTGGTCGACAGCCCCTGGTTCATCCGCTGCGGGCGCGGCAAGTGCGGCGACACCTGGCACATCAAGGAAATCTACCCGGAGCTCTTCGACGACTGGAGCAAGCGAGCGCCGGCCACCGACAAGGAACCCGCCGCCTCGGCCCGGGCGTACCTGGCACATGCCCGCGGCTTCGACTTGACGCTGATCGATGGCTGGTACAGCCAGGAAAACTACTGGGACCGCGACCTTGAGATCGGTAGCGCGACAGTACGCTTCCCGCTGAAGAAAGGCGGCTACTGGGAACGCCTGATCGATCGCCCGAGCCGCTTCGGCAAGAAGAAGGCGCGCTTCAAGCCGGGCGACAGCCCGCGAGGCGTCTGGTGGTGCCCACCCAGCGTCGACCTGCAGGAGGTGAAGGAGCTGTGGATCGTCGAAGGTATCTTCGACGCCATCGCACTGCTGCACCACGGCATCGACGCCGTGTCGGCCATGAGCTCCAACGCCTTCCCCGAGCAGTCTTTGCGCGAACTCGCGACAGCCCGTGGCCGCAAGCTGCCGAAACTGATCTGGGCGCTGGACAACGAACCCGGCGCCCACAGGTACACCCGGCGGTGGGTGACCGAGGCACGTGCCCTGGGCTACGTCTGCGAAGCGGCCCAACTACCGCAGCGCAACAACCGCAAATTCGACTGGAACGACCTGCACCAGCGCTGGATGTTCATCGATGACGCGGCCGAGCGCGCCGCGCAGATCGAGAAGGACCTCAAGACCGCGCGTCATGAGGGCGCGCTGCTGATCGCCGAGAGTGCCGCCGAGAAGGCCCTGCTGATGTACGACTGGGGCAAGCGCGGTGAATTCCACTTCCGCTTCGCCAACCGCCTCTACTGGTTCAAGCTGGATATCGAGAAGTTCAACAAGGCCATGCAGAGCCTGGAGGACAGCGACAACCACGACGACCAGTTGCTCAACCAGAAACAGATGCGCGACAAGGCCCTGCAGCAAGCCGGCGGCGTCGTGGAAATCGCCAACTGCTTCCCCCAGGCCCTGTACTTCCAGCGCAACGAGGTCACAGACGAGAGCTGGTACTACTTCCGCATCGATCGCCCCGATGACGAGAGCGTGAAGAACACATTCACCAGCGCCCAGGTCGCGGCGGCCAGCGAGTTCAAGAAGCGCCTGCTCGGCGTGGCGGCCGGGGCGATATTCACCGGTAGCGGCGCGCAGCTCGACCAGATCATGAAGCTGCAACTCACCGGCCTGAAGACCGTGGCCACCATCGATTACCTAGGCTACAGCCGGGAGCATGCCTGCTACGTTCTGGGCGACGTGGCGGTGCGCGGTGGCGTGATCGAAAAGGCCAACGCCGAAGACTTCTTCGAGTTCCAGAAGCTGCGGCTGAAGACCCTGCAGCGCTCGATCAAGCTGCAGATCGCCACCGACGCCAAGGACTACCGCCCGGAGTGGCTGGACTGGCTGTGGACCTGCTTCGGCGCCAAGGGCCTGGTGGCGCTGGCGTTCTGGTTCGGCTCGCTGTTCGCGGAGCAGATCCGCGCCGAGTTCCAGTCCTTTCCGTTCCTTGAAGCCACCGGCGAGGCCGGTGCCGGCAAGTCCACGCTGATCACCTTCCTGTGGAAGCTGCTCGGCCGCGCCGACGAAGAAGGCCAGGACCCGTCGAAGATGACCAAGGCGGGCCTGCGCCGCTGGCTAACCCAGCTGTCGAACATGCCCATGGTCATGCTCGAGGCCGACCGCAGCGACAACAGCCGCGCCGGCGGCGCCGCCAAGTCCTTCGACTGGGACGAGTTCAAGCCGCTGTTCAACGGCCGCGCGTTGGGCGTGACCGGCCAGAAGACCGCCGGCAACGAAACCTACGAGCCCCCTTCCGCGGCACCCTGGTGATGAGCCAGAACGCCACGGTGCAGGCCTCCGAAGCGATCATGACCCGTATCGTGAAGCTGCACTTCAGCCGGCCGGAAATCACCCGCGAGAGCCAGGCCGCGGCCGACAACCTCAACCATCTGTCAGTGCTTGAGGTCAGCCACTTCCTGCTACAGGCGATCCGCGCCGAAGGCCAGGTGCTGGAGTGCTTCCGCGAGCGGCTGAAGGTTCACAGCGCGACGCTGCGCGGTCTGAAGCAGATTCGTATCGAGCGGCTGATACTCAACCACGCGCAGATGATGGCCCTGGTCGACGCACTGCGCCTGGTGGTGCCGCTGTCCGAGCACCAGCTCGCCTGCGCTCAGCAGACCCTGATGACGATGGCCCTGGAGCGCCAGGAGGCCGTCAACGCCGACGCGCCCGAGGTGGCCGAGTTCTGGGAGGTCTACGACTACCTCGAAAATCTCAGCGAAGAGCCGGTGCTCAACCACAGCAAGAACCCCGGAACCATCGCCATCAACCTCAACGAGTTCGTGAAGCTGGCCGCCGACCACCGCCAGAAGGTGGCCGACGCGGCAACCCTGCGCGACCTGCTGAAAGAGTCCCGCCGGCACAAGTTCATCGAATACAAGGCCGTCGACAGTGCCGTGCGTTCGGCACACGCCCGCCAGAACCCTCTCACCAACCGACCCAGCACCGTCAAGTGCTGGATTTTCCAAGCCTGACCGGCGCGGCAACGCCGGAACTGCAACCCCAAAGGAGAGACACCATGCAACCCCTCCCCCACGACTATCTGCAACTGATCCACGACTTCCAGACCAGGCAGCAGGAGAACGAGGTAGCCGGCCTCACCGCGCTGAAACGCCTGCTGCCGATCGCCCAGCGCGACAGCGGCCAGAGCGGCGTGATCGGTCGGTTCCTGCTCGGCCTGTACAACGGCCAAGCCCACCGCTTCGACCTCACCGAGCTGCGCCGCCTCGACCCAGCGCTGTTCGATGCGTGCCTGTCCGTGCTGCGCATGGACTACGCCCCGAAACAGGAAGTGCATGAGTACTTCGAAAACGGCGATGCGATCTGGCAGGACCTGAGCAAGCGCTGGGCCGCAGCGAAGCTTGCAGCATAAGGAGGCTGACTGTGGATGTGATCGACCAAGCCAACGAACGGGCCGAGAACATGGTCCAGGCCGCCCTGGCCCAGCGGACAAACACCCGCCTGGCGCCCAGCGCCCTCTGGTGCGAGGACTGCGGAGAGCAGATACCCGAGGCCCGCCGCCAGGCTGCTCCGGGCTGCGAGTGCTGCATCAGTTGTCAGGAACTGCGCGAGCACCCCGCGCGGCGCTGAAGAAGAGGCGCCAGGGAGCGGCAACTCCCTGGCGCCAACCACCCCAAAGGAGAGACACCATGCAAGCGAATCAGCCTCAAGGCGGCGGCGCCAAGGCTAGCACAACCACGTCGGCGGCTCGCACTCGCCCAGCGATGGCCAGCAAGCGGCTGGACCTTCCGAGCATCTGTGATATCTGCGGCAACGCACGTTCCACCGGCAAACACCAACGCTGCAGCCGAATTCGCCAACAGGCCAAGGCTGTCGAGTGGGCCAGCTACATGGCCAACCTGGTGGCCAGGAAAACGCAGGGAGGGCGGCGGCATGCTTAAGCGTACCCTCTACCACTTCCACTTCTGCTGCGGCCTGGGCGGCGGCGCCGCAGGCTTCAACCGGGCGCGGCCGCGGGTCGGCAACGTCGAGGCCCATTGGGAATGCCTTGGTGGCATCGACGTGGACCCGGCCGGCCTCCGCGACTTCGAGCGCCTGGCCGGCGTCCCGGGCACCCTGCTGGACCTGTTCACCCGCGACCAATACATCCGCTTCCATGGAACGGAGCCGCCCGCCGGTTGGAGGGAGGCAACCCCGGAGGACATCCGACGCGCCGCCGGCGGGCGCCGACCGGATGCCGTGTTCATCAGCTCGCCCTGCAAAGGCGCCAGCGGCCTGCTGTCGGAGAAGATGAGCCTGACCCCGAAGTACCAGGCGCTGAACGAGTTGACGCTGCGCTGCATCTGGCTGATGGGCGAGGCATGGGCTGATGACCCAGTGCCGCTGATCGTTTTCGAGAACGTCCCGCGCCTGGCGAGCCGCGGCCGGCACCTGCTTGACCAGATCAACGGCCTACTCGGCGGCTTCGGCTACGCCGTGGCGGAAACCACTCACGACTGCGGCGAACTCGGCGGCCTGGCGCAGTCCCGGAAGCGCTTCCTGCTTGTCGCCCGCCACGTCGAGAAAGTGCCGCCCTTCCTGTACGAACCAGAGAAGAAGTCGCTCCGCGCCGTCGGCGACATCCTCGACCGCATGCCGCTTCCCGGCGACATCGAGGCCGCCGGCCCGATGCACCGCGTACCGTCCTTGCAGTGGAAGACCTGGGTGCGCCTCGCTCTGGTGCGAGCCGGCAGCGACTGGCGCAGCCTGAACGACCTCGCCGTCGAGGATGGCTACCTGCGCGATCTGATCATCGTGCCGGAGTACCACCGGGGCGTCCTGGGCGTGAATCACTGGGGCGATTCGTGTGGCGTTGTCGCCGGCGCGAGCCGCCCGATGAACGGGCGGTTCTCAGTCGCGGATCCTCGCGCGCCGGCAAACGCCCTGCAGTACCAGCAGTACGGCGTGCGCCGCTGGACTGACACCTCGGGCGCCATCATCGGCGTCAAGTCGCCCGGCCAGGGCACGTACTCCGTCGCCGATCCCCGCGGCCAGAGTTTCGGCAAGTACCCGGTCACCGACTGGGACGGTCCGTCCGGCACCGTGATCGCGGCCAGTACTACCGGCCAGGGCGCATTCGCCGTGGCCGACCCGCGCCCAGGCGGCGTCCGGCACAACAACGTGTTTCGCGTCGTCAGCATGGGGAGCCACGCCGGAACCGTCACCGGCGGGCACTCACCCAGCTCCGGCGGCCAGGCTGTTGCCGATCCCAGGTACCACAACTGGCACCCAGGGGCGAGCAGCCGCAAATTGCACGTCGGCGAGTGGGGAAGCGCTACCGGCACGGTCACCGGCTCCCAGCAGGTGGCCAGCGGCGCGCTGTCGATCGCTGATCCTCGAGCATTCGACCGGCAGCCTGGCGATGCCTGGGTAGGCGGTGGCCACTACGGCGTGATGGGCTGGGACCAGGTGTCCGGAGCCGTCTCCGCCAGCGCCCGCTACGACAACGGCCGCTGGAGCGTCGCCGACCCGCGCATGCCGGCGGCGAACGACCGCCTCACCTGCATCATCCAGTCGCTTGACGGTACCTGGCACCGGCCCTTCACCACCCTGGAGTTGGCCGCGCTGCAGAGCCTGGTGGACCCGGAAGAACAGTTGATCCTCGACGGCCTGAGCGACAGCGACTGGCGCGAGCGCATCGGCAACGCCGTACCGCCGGCCGCGGCCGAGGCCATCGCCGGCGTGATGGGCACCACCCTGCTGCTGGCCGAGCAGGGCGAAACCTTCATGCTCAGCAATACGCCGATCTGGGTGCGCCCGGTTGCGGTGGCGCTGAGCGTCGCGCAACAGGAGGTGCAGCAATGAAAGCCCTTTCCCCGCGCCAGAGTGACATCTTCGCCGCCGGCGCCCAGCGCCTGCAGATGACCGAGAGCATCGAGCTGACTATCCAGAGCATGCAGGCCTACGGCGCCGACCATGAGCACTGGGCTGTGGCCTGGTCCGGCGGCAAGGACAGCACCACCACGCTAACGCTGCTGATCTGGCTGATCGACACCGGTCGGGTCAAGGCACCGAAGACGCTGACCGTGTTCTACGCAGACACCCGCCAGGAACTGCCACCGCTGGCCATCGCGGCGCACCAAATCATGGATGAACTGCAGGACCGCAGCATCCACGTCGAGGTGGTATGCGCACCGCTCGACAAGCGCTTCATGGTCTACATCCTGGGCCGCGGCGTTCCCCCACCGAACAACAACACGCTGCGCTGGTGTACCCGCCAGATCAAGATCGACCCGATGCAGGCCGCCCTGGAGCAGCGCCTGGCCGCGCTCGACGGGAATGTGCTGATGATCACTGGCGTGCGCCAGGGCGAAAGCGCCATCCGCGACAAGCGGATCGAGATGTCCTGCGGTAAGGACGGTGCCGAGTGCGGACAGGGCTGGTACCAGAAGGTCCTGCCCGAGACAAAGGGCCTCAAGGGACGGCTCGCCACCCTCGCCCCACTCCTGCACTGGCGCGTCTGCCACGTATGGGAGTGGCTGAAGCACTGGGCGCCACTTGCCGAGTTCGGCGACTGGTCCACCGCGATGATCGCGGACGCATACGGCGGCGACGAAGCCGAAGAGATCAACGCCCGTACCGGCTGCACCGGCTGTCCGCTGGCCAGCGAGGAGAAGGCGCTCGAAACTGTGCTGGCCATGCCGCACTGGGCATACCTGACGCCGCTGCGAGGCCTGAAAGAGCTCTGGCGAGAACTGCGCGAACCCCAGCACCGCCTGCGCAAGGCCGGCATCGAGCGGCTGAAAGACGGCAGCATCGCCGCGAACCCCCAGCGCATGGGACCGATCCTGCTGAAGTCCCGCTTGATGGGCTTGGAGCGAGTACTGGCCATCCAGGCCGAGTGCAACGCCGCAGCAGACCGCCTCGGTCGCCCTCGCATCGACCTGATCAACGCCGAGGAAGAGTCCCGCATCCGCGAACTGATCGCCACCGGCACCTGGCCGGATGGCTGGCATGGTGGCGAACCGATCGCCACCATGCCTCTCGACAAAATTTTCGCCGACGGCGCGGTGCAGCCGCTGCTGTTCTGCTGAGGACTGCACCATGCACGACCTACTCAAGATGCTGGACAACCCGCGCAGCTTACTGAACTTCTCGCTGGCAGTTCTGGTTGTCCTGGCGGTGTTCTTCATGTTGAAGAGCGGCGCGCAAGCTGATTCGAGGCCCGTCATCGATACCCAGAAAAGAGGGGCCATCATTCTAGTCAGTCCCGAGGGAGACAGGGCGGTATGATCAAGCAGCCCCCGGGCACAATCCTGACCTTCGAGGATCTGCAGCAGCTAACCGGATACACCAAGCGCTCTGGTGTAGAGCGGGCACTGCGTAAACAGGGAATCCGATGGTTCTGGGGCCGTCACGGCCCCTGGACCACCATTGAAATGGTCAATCAGGCAGGCGGGCAAACATCGGACGACGAGCAGTACGACAGCAGAATCCTATGAGGCGATCCCGCAAGCGGAAGCATAATCCGCACATACCTCAGCACATCGACCAGGCCGCCATTCCGGCGGCCGTTTTCTTCGATCATCGCGGCAACGGCGTGTGGTACACGCTGCATTATGATGAAGGAGGTCGCCAGCGGCGGACGAACCTTGCCCCCTCCTACGTGACCCTCTCCGAGCTCCACCGCATCATGGAGGAACGGGAAGGGATCAATCGAGACAGCCTGGCGAACCTGTGCGGCGAGTTCCATAAGAGTACTCAGTTCAAGCGGCTGAAACCCAAGACCCAGAGTGACTACGAGTACTGCCGAGAAGTCCTGCTGGCCATCCCAACGCGGCTGAAGAAGCCGCTCGGCGAGCTGGCAGTTCGAAAATTCTCCCCTGCCCTAGTGCAGCGCCTGGTCGACCGCATTGCCGAAGAAGGCACCCCCTCGAAAGCTGCCCATGTGCTGCGCTACTTGCGACGAGTGATGCAGTGGGGCCGCAACCGAGGCTACCTTCAAATCAACGTCGCCCAAGGCATCGAAGCACCTGTAGAACGAAAGCAGCGTCGCCTTCCTGCCCCGACGGTGATGTACCGCCTGATCGATCGGGCGCGTGAGTTGGGCAAGCTCAAGCGAGGGCAACCGGGCGCATGCCCCGCGTACCTATGCAGCGTCATGGAGCTGGCCTACCTATGTCGCCTGCGCGGTATCGAGACAGTCACCCTCAGCGACGCCAACGAACTCCCCGAGGGCATACTTACGAATCGCAGAAAGGGAAGTCGCAACAACGTCGTGCGCTGGACACCTCGCCTGCGGGCTGCGTGGGACCATGCGAAGGCCTACCGCACTCAGGTGTGGACCTCGAAGTCCCTACCAACCCCCACGGCACCAGAGCTGCGACCGATCATTGTAGCATCGCACGGCGGCTCACTGCAGAAGTCGAGCCTAGACTCGGCCTGGCAGCGGTTCATCACCGCAGCCCTCGAAGCAGGCATCATCACTCCCGACCAGCGCTTCGGCCTGCACGATCTCAAGCGGCGCGGCATTACCGACACTCCCGGCACCAGGGCCGATAAGCAAGAAGCCAGTGGCCACCGCGACGAGTCGATGCTTGATGTCTACGATCTGAGCGTGCCTATCGTGTCCCCTTCCGCCGACTGACTTCCTTGCGTAACAAGCAAGCCAGGAGCCGCATGGCTCCTGGGTTTTGCTCGTGCCCTTACGTAACAAGCCTCGACGTAACTTACTGATTTCAAAGCAGTGCCTAGCTTTCTTGTAATCAGTAGGTCCCGGGTTCGACTCCTGGTGCCGGCACCATGAATCCCGAAAAGCCCCGCCTCGCGCGGGGCTTTTTGTTTTATCCTGCTCCCTTTCTACCCAGTGATGGCACTTCGAATAGAATGCCGGGTCAGATGCACCTACCAGATCTGGGGTTGGCAGGATCGCCATTTTTCCCGTACTAATCGTCGTCTTCACGATCGATTGGTACACCTTGGCGGGACGTGTCGAAGCAGCCCTACGGACAACCACTGCTTGAACAAGGTATGACTC